GAGCGAGTTCGCGCGGGCCCGCGCGCAGGAGATCGGGAGCTCCGAGTATGTCTGGCACTGCCGTCAGGACAACCGAGTCCGGCCGGATCACCTCGAGCTCGACGGGACGACGCAATCATGGGACGACCCGCCGATCGTCGACCAAGCGCACGACCGGCGCGCGAACCCGGGGATGGACTACAACTGCCGCTGCGTCGCCCGGCCGATCCTCAACTTCGCCGCCCGGAGGGTCGCCTGATGAGCGAGATCGACCGCAACGCCGACCGCGCCAACGCCCTCCGCCGCGAGATCGCCGCGGCCGAGGCCGCGCGGAATAGGATTGACGACGCAATCAGGCGGCGACAAGACGCTCTTCGACGATTGGCACCGCCGCCCGGTTTCCGGGTTCCGGCCAACCCTCTCCAAAATGAGTGCCACCCGTCGCCGATCTCCCCCTAGTCACCTCGATCCGAGCCGCCCATGAGGCGGAGCAGGCCGAGCACGACGTCAACCTCGAGAGTGAGCGGCTGAACCTCGCCCCGAGCGGCAAGCGGTTCGAGGCGTGGTTCATGACGCCGGGGATCGTCAACTACGACGACCTCAAGGACGGCGGCAAGGAGCTCATCAAGAAGGAGACGATCGACGAGGCGCTCAACACGCTAATCGGTCGGCCCTTGACGATCGGGCATATCCCGACGTCGACGCCCGAGGACGAGCTCCTCGACTACTCGAACGGGACGATCGACTCGGCCGAGTTCGACGCGAAGCCGGGCTGGTTCCACTGCTCCGGGACGGTTGAGACGGATCAAGCCCGGGAGGCGATCCGCAAGGGGCACAAGATCTCGGTCGGGACGCGCGTCGTCGAGTTCGGGGCCGGCGGAAGCTGGCTCAACAACGTCTTCGACCGGGAGATCAAGAAGATCCGCTTTCACCACCTCGCCCTCGTCGAGCCCGGCCAGAAGCCGAGGTTCGAGGAGGCCGCGATCCGTCTGAACTCAACCGAAAAAAAGCCCATGAACATCGTCAAGCTGATCAAGAAGATAGTCGCCGGCGACAAGACGACCGAGCAGAGCTCGGACCTGCCGCTCAACGCGAAGCTCGACCTCGGCGGGGGACGGACCGCGACCGTCGCCGAGATGCTCGAGAACGAGCGGAACAATCACTGCCACGCGGTCGACGAGAACGACTACATCGAGCACGAGGGCGTCCGCTATCACGTCGGGCAACTCGTCAAGCACTTCCGCGAGCACTGCTCGATGGGGCACCACCAGCTCGAGGCGGAGCGGGCGCACGAGATCGCCAAGGAGGACGCGACCGACACGCCGGAGAAGAAGACCGCCCGCGAGGCCGTCTTCGCCGCCGCCGCGGTCGTCGCGACCGCCAAGACGGCGCTCGACGCCGCCGACGCGGAAGTCGCCCGCCTCAACGCGCTCGCCGACGCGAAGCCCGAGGACAAGACCGCGGCCGGGACTAAGGCCACCGAGGCGAAGGCCGCCCACGAGGCCGCGATGAAGGCCGGGACCGAGGCCACCGATCGGTTCAACGCGATCAAGCCGGTCGACCCGGCGGTCGAGCGGGCGAACAAGGCGCAGGCCGCAGCCGAGGCCGCAGCGACCGAGGCCAAGGCCGCGCAGAAGAAGGCGGAGGACGCGCTCGAAGTCGCCAAGACCGAGCGCGAGAACGCCAAAAAGCGCGCCGGCGCCGAGAGCTTCGCGATCCTCGCGGGGGCCTCGGAGCGGGGAGTCACGACGGTCTTCGCGCCACCTTCGGGCGGGATTAGCAACATGATAAGGAAGGGCCGGAAGCTCTTCGGCTCGGACGCAACGCCCGGAAAGAACTGACGCGAGACGCGTCGACCACCACAGCCAATAATCAAGGAGATAAACCACAATGTCACTACCGCTTCAAAACCAGCTCCAGTTCGCGCAGACCCCCTTGATCGGGATGGCCGCCGAACAGCCGATCGACACGGTCTCGTGCCAGATCAACCCGAACACAACGGCCGCGTACATCACGGCCGGGTGCGCGGTCAAGCTCGTCGCGAACGCCGGCCCCGAGAAGGTCGTCGACGTTACGAGCGGGCCGACTGACGGACCCGTCTTCGGCGTCATCGCCTACAACCCGCGCCTCAACGTCCACGTCGCCGGAGCGCACGTCGAGGTCCACACGGACCTGAACGTCCTCTACATGTGGAGCGCCGGCGCGATCAACCGCGGCGCCGCCGTCTCTTGCACGAACCCGGCCTCCTCGGCCGCGGCCCCGACGGTCGCGACGGACACCTCGGCCGGCGACTACATCGTCGGCATCGCCGAGACTCAGACCTCGGGCGCGAACCAGATGGTCAAGGTCCGCGTCAAGCCCGGCGTCAACGTAAGCATCTCGGGGACGGTCTACCCGATCGGAGCATAACCCACCCGCCCCTCAACCAACATCGACGAAGGAAAAAACAAAATGCAAAAGTCTATATTCTACCAGTCGACGGGCCGGGTCGTTCGCGATCGCGCCGAGATCGACGCCATCGAGTCCGGAGAGGTCAAGGACTTCCCGGGCGCAATCGTCCGCGACAACACGGTCTTGATGCCCGTGGAGCTCGAGGACGGGGCCATCGGCCGCCGGTCCGTTTGGAAGAACGGCCGCGAGTCCGACGGCTTCGACCGGAACAACACAGTCGGCGACGTCGTTGACGCATCGACCGGCTACCAGATCGCGATCGACACGCTCACGTACATCAAGAAGCAAACGACTGACCAGAAGTTCTACGAGGAACCCCCGGCGGACTATATGCCGGTGGTCGTCGGCGAGGGCGCGTTCTCGAGCCAGATCCTGACGAATAGGACCTACTCGAACGCGGACGACTTCGAGAGCGGAATCCTCAAGACGGGCGCGAACGACGCGCACATCACCGAGGCCGACATCGCGATCGACGGCGTCAACGTCTCGGTCGCGAACTGGGCGAAGACGATCGGCTACACGATCTTCGACGTCGAGCAGGCGCTCCGCGCGAACAACTGGGACATCATCGAGAAGAAGCACTCGGCGCGGAAGAAGAACTGGGACCTCGGCGTTCAGAAGACGGCCTTCCTCGGCGTCTCCTCGAACCAGACCGGCTACCCGGGACTCCTGACGAACCCGAACGTCGTGACGAACTCGAGCTTGATCACGGGGCTCATCAACCAGATGACCTCCGCGGCCTTGCAGATCTTCGTCGGGACGTTGATCGAGACCTACTTCGCGAACGCGAACTCGGCCTGCTTGCCGAACACGTTCGTGATCCCCTACGCCGACTGGCTCGGCTTGACGGTCCTCACCCCGGGGACGGTCGGCACGTACCCGGTCCCGCTGATCAAGTACCTCGAGGAGGCGTTCAAGGCCGCGGTCGCCCGCAAGGAGAAGAGCTTCAGGATCATGCCTTGCGCGTACTGCGACTCGGCCAACAACCCGGCCGGGCTCCACTACTACCTCCTCTATCGGGACGACTCCGAAGACATGAGGCTCGACATCCCGGTCCCGTACACGACCACGCAGCCGAACTCCCTGAACAACTTTGCGTTTCAGGACGTCGGCTACGGGCAGTTCACGGGGCTCAACGTCTACCGGAACCTGAGCGTCCTCCGCTTCAACTTCTGAGGAGGCTCTCCCGTCCGCGAACAAGTTAAACGCGCCGCCGCCTCGACAACGGCGGCGCCCACTCCACAACCGAACAACGACATCAAAATGCCAACGCCATCGAAAAAGAATCAACCGGCCACGGCCTCGAAGCCGGCGGCCGTCGCCCCGGTCGCAGTAACCGCGAAGCCAGATCCTGACGCCCTCGTCTCGATCTTCAACAAGAACCCGCCCGGCGGGGACTACGTGCACCACATCTACGAGGACAAGAAGAGGGAGGACGGGACCCCGATAGGCCGAAGGGTCGTCGCGGAGTACCGCGCGAGCGGCCGCGAGTTCTCGAACGTCCCGAGGTGGGTCGCCGAGTTCTGGAAGCGGATGTACCCGGGGATCATCGTCGACGGGACCGAAGTCTCGAAGAGTCCCGCCGCCCCGCCGGCCTCGAACGAACGCGTCGCCGCGCTCGAGGGCGAGAACTCCGAACTCAAGCGGCGTCTCGAGAACCTCGAGGGAATGATCGCCGAGCTTCAGCGCTCGCCGGAGGGAGCGCAGGTTTGACCACGTGACGTGCCGTTCTCCACTCCAACCGTCGACGACTTCAAGGCGCAGTTCCCCCGTGATTTTCCCTACGCGATCCCGGCCTACGGCGCCGCGGCCGCCTCCGTCCTAACGGGCGGCGCGGTCTCGTCGTTCGTCGTCTCGAAGGGCGGACAAGGCTACAAGGAGCCGCCGACCGTCGTCTTGATCAACGCCCCCGGGGACACCGGGATCGGCGCGGCCGGGACGGCGACCGTCTCCGGAGGCAAGGTGACGGCGATCGCCGTCGCGGCCCCGGGCTCCGGCTACGGGCAGGCGCCGATCGTCTCCTTCGAGGGCGGCGCTGGCGACGAGACGAACGAGAAGCGCGTCACGGACGACGACCTCTCCGGGGCGATCTTCGACGCGGAGTTCAACGTCAACCCTGGGCTCTTCCCGACGCAGGCGGCGTTCTCCCGCGCCTTCCTCTACCTCGCCGCGCACCAGTTGATCGAGAAGATCAAGATGGCGGCCGCCGGCGTTCAATCGCAGTACTCGTGGCTCGTCGACTCGAAGAGCGTCGAGGGCGTTCAACAGTCCTTCGAGATCCCGAAGGTCATCAAGGAGAACCCGTTCCTCGCCCACTTCTCGACGACCCGCTACGGCGCGATGTTCATCCAGATCATCGCCCCCCTGCTCGTCGGAAACGTCCACGCCGCCGAGACGTACACAAACCCGTGATCACCGCCTCCGTCAACCTATCGGACGGGCCGCTCAAGGCCCTCGCGGAGCAGATCGACGACGTCGAGGGTGCCTTCGTCAAGGTCGGCATCCTCGGGGCGTACGCGCGCCGCGGCGTCGGCGAGGTCGCGGTCAAGCGCTGGCTCGGCAAGAACCGGGAGCTCGCCTCGTGGTCGGGCGCGCAGGGCCGTTACCTGACGAACGCGGACATCGGCGTGATCCACGAGTTCGGGGCGCCGAAGGCGCGGATGCCCGAGAGGAGCTTCCTCCGGATGCCCGTCCTCTCGCGGCTCGACGACGAGCTCAAGAAGACCTCGGCCAAGAACTGGATGTCCTTGCTCGTACACGGCGGCCTCGTCGGCCTTCTCGGCTTGATAGGGCAGTCCGCCGTCAACGTCATCCACGACGCCTTCAACACGGGCGGCTTCGGCCGCTGGCAAAAGCTCAACCCGAAGACCGTGGCCCGGAAGGGGAGCGCGGAGATCCTCGTCGAGACGACGCAGCTCCGGCGCTCGATCTCCTTCGCCGTCGTCGCCGGCGGCGCGAGCCACAAGGACCTCAAATGAGCCTCGACGCCCCGATCGTCTCCGCCGGCGACCGCGAACTCCCCGACCTCGTCGACGGGCCGGACATGCGCGACGCCGTCTCGGGGTGGTCCCGGCCGATGGTCCTCGAGGTCGTCTCGTTGACTGCGGGAAAGGGCGGCGACGCCGTCGAGGTCCGCCGGCGCGTCGACACGGCCGGCTTCCTCTTCCCGGCCGAGCCCCGCAAGCTCGACATCAAGGACGAGGGCGAGGGCACGCGCAAGTGGCGCTGGTTCGCCCTCTACGTCCTCAACGACCCGCACATCCGCGACGGGGACAAGGTCGAGATCGACGGCGTCCCGTTCAAGGCGATGAAGTCGTGGAACCTCTCGCAGTTCGGTTTCATGAAGTACGGCGTCCGGGAGGACTTCCGATGAGGGGCGAGGTAATCAACGAGCTCGTCGACCTCCTCCGCGCCGGGATGCGCCTCGACGACGACCATTGCGTCGCCTACAACCAGATGATCCCTATCCCCCCGGACCGCGGGATCTTCGTCGCCGTCGGGATCTTGGACTCGAAGCCGTGGGCCGGCTCCCTCTCCTACCGGGACGCGAGCACGGCCGAGGAGCCGGCGCTTGACGAGATCCAGACGAACAACTACCGGGACGTTGTCTCGATTCACATCATGAGCCAGAACAACGACGCGCGGAACCGGAGGGACGAGGTCGTCTTCTCCTTGACCGGGACGCGCGCCGCGCAGAGGCAGGAGGCGAACGGGTTCTTGATCGGCAAGCTCCCCGTCGGCTTCGTCGACTCGTCGATCACGGAGGGCGCGGAGCGGCTCAATCGGTTCACGGTCACGTTCGCCGTCCTCTACGCGAAGGCGCGCCGGGGGGCGGTCGAGTTCTTCGACTCTTTCGCAGGATCACCCGCACTTCTAACCGAGGATTAAACAATGCTCTCCGTCTCAGACTTCGTCAGCTTCTCAGTTGAACAGCCGGGGCAGGCGCTCGCGGAATACAACGTCAACGCGCTCGCGCTCCTCACCAAGGACGCCCCGATTCAGAACTACGGCGTCGGGGCGGTCGCGACGGCGTCGATCGCCGGCGGCGCGGTCTCCGGCTTCACCGTCAACCCGGGCGGCGCGGGCTACCTGACGCCGCCGCCGGTCTTCATCGTCGGGGGCGGAGGGACGGGCGCGGTCGGCGTCGCGACCGTCAACAACGGCGTAGTCACCGGGATCAACCTCGTCTTCGGCGGGACGGGCTACACGAGCCCGCCGACCGTCGTCTTCGGCAACGGCTTCCGCCTCTACGTCGACCCGATTCAGGTCGGGCTCGACTTCGGGACGAACTCCGAGACGTTCGCCCTCGCGACCGAGATCTTCGGCCAGAGCCCGAACATCCTCTCGGGCGGGGGCTACCTCATCATCTACGCGATGGCGGCCGGCGACACGCTCTCGACGGCGATCACCGCCCTCGCGGGGACGCTCTACTGCGGCGGGTTCATCTTCGGCGGGTATCAACCGAATCAGGCGGAGATCCTCGCGGCGGCCGCGTTGATTCAGGCGCTCTCGCCGCGGCGGCTCCTCTTCGCCCCGACGAGCTCGCTCTCCGACCTCTACCCGGCCGGGACGTGCTACCAGATTCAGCAGCTCGAGCAGACCCAGACCCGCAACCTGATCCACACCGCGAGCGCGCAGCAGGCCCGGCTCTTCGCCGCCGCCTACGCCTCGCGCTTGATGAGCGTCGACTTCGAGGGGACCGACACGACGATCACGATGAACCTCAAGAACCTCGAGGGCATCCCGATCGACACCGGAATCTCGGAGACGATCGCGGCGCAATGCCAGACCGTCGGCGCGGACTACTACGCCGGCGTCGGCTCGACCCTCGCCGAGGCCGTCTCGACGGGCGGGAACGACTACTCGGACAACGTCTTCAACCTGACGTGGCTCCTCGGGGCCCTTCAAGTCGAGGTCTTCAACGTCCTCGGGACCACGCCGACCAAGATCCCGCAGACCGAGGGGGGGATGGACACGATCACGAGCGCGATCGTGACGATCCTCCAGCAGGCGGTCGCAAACGGCTTCCTCGCCCCCGGGCAGTGGAACGGCGCGACCTTCGGCGACCCGGCCTCCTTCGTCCGCAACATCGCGGACTTCGGCTTCTACGTCTACCACATCCCGGTGGCCCAGCAATCGCAGACCTTGCGGAGCGAGCGGATCGCCCCCACAATCCAGATCGCGGTCAAGTACGCCGGCGCGATCCAGAAGGTGATCGGGATCATCTTCCCGCAGGACTGAACCTCTTAACAAAGGAGCCCGACTCAAATGGACATCTCCCTCAACGGCAACGACACGATCTCGCTCAACGGCTACCTCCTGACGAAGTTCGTCGACAAGGACTATGGCATCCTGACCTTCCCGAACGAGCTCGCGACCTACAAGATCGGCAAGCTCGGCAACACGGCGATCATCGCGATGGCGGCGATGGGCCTGCTCGGCGAGCTGACCCTCCGCATCCTCCTCTCGTCGCCCGACGACGCGTTCATCAACTCGATCCAGCGCGCGTTCGTCTCCGACCCTCCGAGCTTCGAGCTCGTCACGGGGCAGATCGTCAAGCGGTCCGGCGACGGGGCCGGCAACGTCTCGAACGTGATCTATTACCTCGAGGGCGGGACGCCGACGAACATCCCGGAAGCCCACTCCAACGCCGACGGCGACGAGGAGCAGGGCGTCACGATCTGGAAGTTCAAGTTCGCGAAGGGGTCCCGTCAGCTCCTCTGAGGGCCTGACCCGTGAAAGAGATCAAGCTAAAGAGCGGGGCGACCCTCGGCCTCCAGCTCGCCGCGTTCGAGGACGGGATGGCCCTCCTCGACGCGATCCTCCGCGAGATGATCGGGGTCAAGATGGAGCTCGAGGGCGAGACGCTCGACCTCCGGGAGCTCGCCGGCAAGAACCTCTGGCAGCTCAAGGACGCGCTCTTCAAGGTGATCGCCTCGAAGGACGTCAAGGCCGCCCTCTGGACCTGCCTCTCGTCGTGCACCTACGCGCTCCCCGGCAAACCCGGGGAGCGGATCGACCGGACGACCTTCGAGTCCGAGAAAACCCGCGGCGACTTCTTCCCGGTCGCGGGGGAGGTGACCGCCTTCAACCTCGCCCCTTTTTTCGGGAGCCTCTCATTTCCGTCGTCTCTCCAAAGAGACCAGCCGCCACAACCCGAAAAGCCCCCCGGACCCGGAACCGGCTGAACCGGGCCGTCTACATGGCCCTCGTCCTCTCAGAGCGCGGCGTCGGGTCACTCGAGGCGATCCTCCGGACGCGCTCCGATCTGGTAATGGACGCGTGGGAGTTCGCGCTCTTCCGGATCGAGTACGCCGAGACCGAGGCGGCGCTCAACCGCAAGGAGGCGTCCTCGTGAACGTCGGCTACATCTACCGGACGACCTGCTTCCCATCCGGCCGGGTCTATATCGGAAAGAAGAGCAAGCCGGGATTCGATCCGGCCTATCTCGGGAGCGGCGTCGTTATCAGGGCGGCCGTCCGAAAGCACGGACGGCTCGCGTTCACGGTCGACGTCCTCGAGTTCGCGGACTCCCTCGTCGAACTCAACAAGGCGGAGCGGAGGCAGATTATCGAGCACCGCACTCTCCTTGGTCGAGGGAACGTCTACAATCTCTCAAGCGGGGGCGACGGGTTCGGCGTCGGCCGAGACAACCCTTGCTTCGGCGTACATCTCGTCGGAGCCAAAAACGGGCACTTCGGGAAGCATTTCTCGGCCGAGACCAAGAAGGTTTTGAGCGCGCGACAGATCGAGGCGAACGCCCGACGCGAGGCCCTAGGACTTCCACATCACAAGGTCGGAACCGTTTGGACGCCGGAGATGAAGGCGAAGTTGAGCGCGTCGAAGAAGGGACAAGGCGCGAGGCTCGGCGCCGTTCTAAGCGAAGAGACGAAGCGTAAAATCGGTGACGCGCATCGACGGAATCACGCGAATGGCTACCGCTGCGCCTTTACGGCTGAGACTCGCCGCAAAATAAGCGAGGGGCGCAAGAAGTACTGCGCTGCCAATCCGGGCAAGGTGGGAGCCAAACTCGGCTCGAAGCTCTCCGAAGAGGCGAAGCGCAAGATTGGAGATCAAGCGCGGCGTAGACACGCTGCTGGAGAATACGCTTTTCTTCAAAGTCCCGAGGTAATCGCCAAGCGGATACAGGGGCTCCGACGGCAAGTGCGAGTAAAAACAAAGGAGAACGCAAATGCAAGTTGGTGAGCTTTTTGTACGGCTCGGATTTAAAATCACCGACCAAGAGTCCTTCAACAAGGCCACGGCTTCTCTTGGTTTCGGCGAGGCGAAAGCACTTAACCTAAAACACGCGCTCGTCGGGCTCGGCGCGGGGCTCACCGCGCTGATGTACTTCGCCGCGAACGCCGCGACGGGCCTCTACAAGTTTCACCTCTCGACGGGCCTCTCGACGAGGAGCTTGCAGGATTGGCAGTACGCGGGCGCGCGGGCGAACGTCTCGGCGGGCGAGGTGACGAACGCGATCGAGGCGATTCAGGACGCGCAGGCGCAGTTGTTCCTCGGGCAGGGCAACGCGGCCCCGTGGGCGCTCCTCGGGATCGACCCGCGCTCGAACCCGTTCGACGTCCTCTGGAAAATCCACGAGCGGATCAAGGAGTCGTCCGGGATGGCCCCCGGGATCGCGCGCTCGATCACGTCGATGCTCGGGATCTCCGGCGAGATGTTTCAGATGCTCCGGCGCGACAACCTCGAGATCGGCGAGCTCAACCGGAAACTGGCGACGACGGCGGACGAGCAGAAGCGGCTCGACGAGCTCTCCGGGAAGTTCCGGCAGATCGGCTTCGAGCTCGAGCTCGTCGGGATCAAGCTCGCGACGCAGTTCGGCGAGCCGCTCCTCAAGATCCTCACGAAGCTGATGGCCCCCGGGGGCCCGGTCGACCGCTTCGCGAACTGGCTCGGGAAGCTCTCCGAGGGCGGCCCGGAGGGCGACGCGATGAGGCACCGGCTCAAGCTCTACGCGGAGGGAATCCTCGGGCTCGCCGCGGCGTTCACCGTCCTCGGCGCGGCCCTCAAGGTCGTGTCAACCTACTCGGCCGTGATGACGATGCTCGGGGTCGGGAAGCTCGTCGCCGCGGCCGGGAAGGGAGCCGCCGCGGCCGGAGGCGCGGCCGCGGCCGGTACGCCGGCGGCCGGGGTCGGAGGCGGCGGAATCCCGTTGATGATCGGGCTCGGCATCCTCCTCCGCTCGTTGCTCCTCCCCTTGGTCTTCTCGAAGCCCGCGCAGGTCGCGGCGTTCAAGGCCGCCGAGCACGCGTCGCCCGCGACGCTCGTCAAGATGGCCCTCTTCGAGGGGAAGATGGAGGAGTTCTTCCGGAGCGTCTTCAAGGACTTCGGAGGAGCGGGGCGGAACTTCTGGCTCCCCGGCTGGGCTCAGCGCAACCCGAACGACCTAACCTTCGCGCCGCACGACGTCCGGCGCGCGGCCCGAGACCGGCCGAACGTCAACGTCACGGTGCACCAGACGATCAACGGCGCGGGCGACGCGGCCGCCGTCGGGCTCGAGTCGGCGAAGGCGATCAAGCGCGTCCTCCAGAACGACCAGACGGCGTTCATGGATCAGGGCGCAGTTGGCTCCGCCTCTTACTAACATGGCCTCGAACATCATCCCGTCCGACTCCCCGAGCGTCTTCGCGGCCCTCTCCTCGAGCCAACAGAACGCGATCGCCTACCCGACGCCGCTCCCGGGCGGGATCGCCGGCTTGATCTTCGACTGGGTCGGCGAGGAGCGCCTCGAGCTCCGCGCGGACATCACCGACTCGTGGGTCGAGGACAACACGGCGATTCAGGACCAGATCGCGCTCTCGCCGGAGAAGTTCGTCGTCGACGCCTCGACGGCCGAGATCGTCTTCACGCCGGGCCCGGCCCCGGCCGCGCCGTCGCAGCCGGCAAACCCGTTCTCGCTCCTCGGCCAGCTCCTCCCGTCCCTCACGCCCGGCGCGGCCGCGTCCCTCGCCTTCCGGGCAATCAACGGCGCGATCCCGGGCGTCTTCCCGGCCTCGCAGGCCGGCCTGACCTCCGTCCTCGCCTCCTCGGCCGCGGCCGCGGTCGGCAAGGCGGCCGCCGGCCTCCCGAACCTCGCGAGGCTCCCCCCGACCCTCCAGATGCTCCTCGAGCCCGTCATGGGCTTCGGCGCGTCGCAGAGCGCCGCCGTCGCGCTCGGGTCGGCGGCGGACTCGGCGGACACGGCGGCCCCGGTCCAGCCGTCGGGCTTGTGGGGCTACTACCAGAGCGTCGGCGCGATCATCCCAGAGAACTCGCAGGCGACCGTGATGGGGTTCATCTACCAGCTCTGGAAGGGCCGGGTCCTCTTCACCGTCGAGACCCCGTGGGGGATCTTCGACTCGATGGCGATCGAGCTCGCGGACGGGACGCAGCCGCAGGACACGATTTGGAGGACCGACCACCGGATCACGTTCAAGAAGGTCCGGGTCGTCGGGGAGCTCAACGTCACGCCGAGCACGCTCCTCGGCCGGGCTTGGAATCAGGCGAGCGAGGCGAACCCGGACCAGCCGGGAAACATCGGGCAGAACGTCCTCTCCGACCAGCAGGTCCAATCAATCATGGGCAACTGGACGCCGAGCGTCTCGGGCTACGGTCCCGGACCCTAAACCCCTCGATGCAAGCGATCACCGGAATCACGGACGCGCCCGTCCAAGTCTTCAACGTCAACCCCGGCGACGGGACGACCGCGACGGTCACGCTCGCGTTCCGGCCGCAGCAGCTCGGCTGGTTCATCGACGTCCTCTGGAACGGGAAGACGCCGGCGCTCGAGATCAACGGCCGGCGCGTGACCGCGTACCCGAACCTGCTCCGGCAGTTCAAGAACGTCCTCTCGTTCGGGATCGGTTGCGTCACGCAAGACAACTACGAGCCGCTCGGGCAGGGCGACTTCGCGAGCGGCTACGCGACCCTGCTCCTCCTCTCGCAGGCGGACATCGCCTCGATCGAGGCCGCCGTCTTCCCCGGGAACCTCGCTCCATGAAGTTCGGCCGCGACTACGTTCTGACCGTCGGCGTCGGGCCCTTCGGCCCCCCGGTCCAGACGGGCGGCGCGACGGGCGGCGTCTCTTATGCGACGAATCAGGTCGAGATCAAGCCGCCGCTGACGCTCGAGTTCGACATCCGCCGGGAGTTTATGGCGAGCGCCCAGACCGCGACCCTCCGGATCAAGAACCTCAAGGAGAAGACGCGGGACATCATCTATAAGGACCGCTTCTCGACCACCCTCTACGCGCCGATCAAGCTGCAAGCCGGCTACGAGGGGAGCCCGCTCTCGACGATCTTCGAGGGCTCGATCTGGTTCGCCTCGAGCTACCGCTACGACCGCCGCAACATCGTCACGGAGATCGAGAGCTTCGACGGCGGCTTCGCCTACGGGAACTCGTTCACGAGCATTTGCCTTCCTCCATCGCACTCGTTCCGGGACGCGCTTACGCGGCTCAACGGCGACCTCGTCGGCGTCTACGCGACCCCGATCATCGGGACGGTCCCGGCGACGCTCGGCCCCCGGTCGACCGTCCTCGTCGGGCCGACGTTCAACCTGTTGACGAAGCTCCTCCCGGCCTCCGTCGCCGCGACGATTGACAACAACCAGCTGAAGGTCCTCGCCGACACGGACGTCATACAGTTCGGCCCGGACGTCTTCGAGATCTCGGTCGACTCCGGGCTCCTCGACCCGCCGGTCCGCGAGGGCGCGATGCTCAACTGCCGCATGCTCTTCGAGCCGAGGATCCAGCTCGGGCAGGTCGTCCGGCTCCGGAGCGTCGTCAACTCGATCTTCAACGGGAACTTCCAGGTCCGCGGCGTCTCGCATTACGGGATCATCTCGGACTCGGAGGGGGGCCCGGCGTACACGACCCTCAACCTCTACCTTGGCCCCGGCTTCCTCAAGACGCTCTCGGGGGCGATCTCGTCGCCGACATGACGCCGACCCCTCCCTCGCTCCCGTCGCGGACCGCGACGCTCCCGAAGACCCGGCCGGACCTCCGGCAAGCGATGACCCTCTTCGCCCGCGAGGTCCTCGCGGCGCTCGCGTCGGCGCAGTCGGGGACGGTGCAGGCGTTCTACAAGGGGCCGCCGCAGACGGTCGACGTCGCCTTCAACTCGTCCATCGTCGTCGGCTACGAGACGAGCGCCTCGGGCCAGGTCACGCCGGTGACGCGGAACTACCCGCTCCTCCCGGGCGTCCCGTGCATCTTCCTCGGAGGGGGAGGGGGCGCGCTCACGTTCCCGGTCGGGCCCGGGGACACGGCGCTCCTCGTCTTCCTCGACCGGGATCACGACGTCTGGCTGACGACGGGCCAGACCGGGCTGCCGCCGAACTCGTCGCGGCTTCACTCGCTCTCGGACGCGGTCGCGATCGTCGGCCTCCGCAACGCGGTGAACGCCCTCAAGAACTTCTCGACCGCCGGCGTCGAGCTCAACCACCCGAGCGTCACGGTGAACGGCAACTTCCACGTGAGCACCGGGTCCACCGGGATGTTCTTGAGCGCCGACGGGCAGATCGTTACGGTCGCCGACGGCGTAATCATCGCCATACAATAATGAGCGCGATCAATACGGCTTGGATCGACAACCTCGCGGCGCAGATCAACGCGGTCCCGGATTGCGAGGCGCTCGAGGAGGTCGTCAACGACGTGATGGCGGACGTGACCGCGCAGCTCGAGGCGAACGCGAAGCAAATCGCGGCGCTCACCGCGTTGACCGTCGCGCCGACGGACCTCCCGAGCGTAATCACGTGGATCAAGAACCAAATCGCCCTCTATGAGATCCAGTACGCGAACGCCCTCCTCGTGCAGGCGCAGCTGACCGCCGCCCTCGCGCAGCTCGTCGCGGCTATCAACGCCAAGATCGCCGCCCTTAACTGCTCCTTCACGCCGCCGACGATCCCCGTCGTCCCGATCCCGCCCTTCCCGCCGTGAACCCGCCGATGATCTTTCGCGGCCTCGACCCGACGACCGAGGACTGGACCTTCGGGCAGGGGATCTCTTCCTATGTCGGCGGCTCGGCGGCCGTCGCCCTCAACGTCAAGACGGCGCTCCAGACCTTCCTCGGCGACGCCTTCTGGGCCGCAACCTTCGGCGTCGACTGGATCAACCTCCTCGGCAACCGGAACACGCTCAACGCGATCCTCGCGCAGACCCGGGCCGTTATCGCCGGCGCGGAGGGCGTCACCGCGATCCTCTCCGTCTCGTCGAACCTCGACCGCGCGACGCGGACCCTGACCCTTCAGTACAGCTACGCGGACGTCTACTCGCCGAACGTCTCCGGCTCCGCCAACGTGACCATCTAACCTCCCCCTCCCATGCCAGCGACCCTCGACAACAACGGCCTGACGATCCCGACCATCTCCGAGATCCGCGACGAGATCCTCAACGGGACGGTCCTCTTCCCGGGCTACCTGACGATCTTCCCGGGCGCGAACGTCCAGCCGAACTCGCCCGACGCGAACCTCATCAACATCTTCGCGCAGGTCGCGGTCGACGAGTACGAGTTCCTCCAGATGATCTACGACGCCTTCGACCCGGATCAGGCGAGAGGGCCGACGCTCGACGCCCGGTGCGCGATCAACGGGATTCAGAGGGAGGCCGGGACGTATACGCAGCAGGGCGTCACCGTGACGGCGATAGGGGCGTGCAACCTCCAAGGGCTCGACCTCTACCCGAGCAACCCGTTCACGGTCTCGGACGGGCAGGGGAACCAGTACCAACTCCTAACGACCTACGCCTTCTCCGGCGCGGGCTCCGCGGCGCTCCTCTTCCAAGCCGCGACGATCGGGGCGATCCAGTCGACGGTCGGCGCGATCAACTCGATCGTCACCGTCGTCGCCGGCGTGGCCTCCGTGACCAACGCGACCGGGCCGGCGATCCTCGGCGTCCCGGAGGAGACGGACGCGGCGCTCCGAATCCGGCGGTCGAACTCCGTCGCGAACGGGAGCACGGGCTACGCGGACGGGCTCCTCGGCGTCCTCCTCGCGGTCCCGGGCGTGACCGGGGCGAAGGTCTACGAGAACGACGGGCCGGCGATCGACTCGGACGGAATCCCGGGCCACTCGATCTGGGTGATCGTCGCCGGCGGCGGGGTCGGGTTCGACGCGGCCGTCGCGGCGGCTATCTACTCGAAGAAGGACGCGGGATGCGGCCAGACGAACGGGGGCACCGGCGCGCTCGGGCAGGCTTTTCTCACTCCGACGACCGTCGCGTCCGCCAAGATCACGAACGGAGGCTCGGGCTACGCGACCGCGCCGGCCGTCCTCCTGACGACGCAGGCCGGGGACACGGGGCTCGGAGCGACCGCCAACGCCTTCCTGACGAACGGAGTCGTCACCTTGATCGGGATCACGAACCCGGGGAGCGGCTACAAGCTCCCGCCGATCATCTCGTTTTCGGGAGGCGGCGGGACCGGGGCCGCGGCCACGGCCGTGATGACGGCGACGACCGTCGGCTCCGTCGGCATCGTCAACGCCGGGAACTACTATTACAACCCGCCGACCGTCGCCCTCGAGTCCGCGGACGGGAACGGGGCCGGCGCGACGGCGACCGCGGCCGCGAACCCGGCGGGGCAGATAACGGGGTTCACGATGGGGTCGCCCGGGGCCGGCTACACCGCGCCGCCGAAGGTCGTCCTCAACCCGAACACGGTCACGACGTCGATCGCGCAGCTCGCCGGGCCGCCGATCGTCATCGCGTTCGACCAGCCGATCGCGCAGTCGATTTACTTCAAGGCGCAGGTGGATCCGATCACTGGCTTCGAGGTCGACCTCGTCTGGCTCGCGGCGCAGCTCGCGGCGACGACGTACACGATCGGGCAGAGCGCGGATGCGAGCAGCTTGATTGCCCTGATCAAGAAGCTCGCCCCGAACTGCTACGTCTCGAACGCCTTCGTCTCCGTCGACGGCGCGACGTGGGTCGCGCTCATCAACACTCCCGGGGTGAACTACCAGTTCAACCTCCCCGTCGGAAACGTCGCGCTGATCTCGTAGGATGCCCGCCACCCCTTCATGGCCGACCGCCGGAGCCCCGACCTCGGGGACGATCCCGAGCTCGAACCTGATCGCGATCATCAACTACTACGTCGCGCGGCTCATCTTCCAGTACGCGGACAAGCCGAACGCGCAGCGCTTGATCGCCATCCTCGCGAAGCAGGCGGCGATGGACGATCTCGCGACCCTCGTCCTCGGGGGCTTCGACCTCGACTCGGCCGTCGGCCCGCAGCTCGACATCCTCGGCAAGTACATCGGCGCGTCGCGGCTCCAAGGGTCCGCGATCTCGCCCGGCTACTTCTCGCTCTGGACCTACGCGAGCCCGCTCAACCCGAACAACTATCAAGGGACGTGGGACCCGGCCTCGAACAACCCGCCCGTCCCGCCGGCGACGCCCGGGACCGCGGGCTACTGGTACGTCGCGAGCGCCTCCGGGGCCTCGACCGTCCCGACCGTCGACAACTTCGTCTGCGGCGACTGCCTCGTCTCGGACGGGACGAGCTGGAGCCGCGACACGAACGACTGCGGCAACGGCCTCACGGACTACTCCGACCTCTCGATCAACGCGAACGCGACCTTCTACGGGTACGGGCAGGCGACGGTCCAGATCAACTCGCTCGCGGACCCGGCCTACCGGATCGTGCTCCAGCTCCGGGCCCTCGTGAACACGTCCGACGGGACCCTCCCCTCGATCAACAAGGCGCTCGCGACGCTCTTCCCGAAACTCATCTATATCGTCGACAATCAGAACATGACGCTGACCTACTACGTCGCCTCGACGATAACGGTCCCGCCCGCGGTCCTCGCTTTAGTCTTGCCCAAACCGATGGGCGTCGGGATAAACATCGTCATCTTCAACCCGTCCGAGGGCGAGATCACCACGGAAGACGGAACGCCGATCCTAACCGAGAGCGGGCTGCCGATCACGACCGAACCCTCCTAATGAAGACGCCGAAGTTCCTCCTCGCGCTCCTCGCGCTCGTCCCCGTCACCTCCTTCGGGCAGCCGGTCGGGACCCCGATCTCGCAGCTCCCGTCGATCACGACCGTCGCCCCGGGCGACTTCCTCCCGATCGTCGACGTCACCGGCTCGCCCTACGTGACGAAGAAGGCGACCGTCGCGCAACTCTCGCCCGGCCTCGGCTCGGTCACGGCCCTCCCGAACACGCTGATGCTCCGGGACTCGAGCGGCAACTCGCAGGTCAACACCCTGACGATCAACAACACGCCGGTGAACCCGTCCGACGCCGTGAACAAGGCTTACGTCGACGCGTTCAATCAGGGGCTCAACATCCACAACCCGGCGGCCGCCGCGACGACGCCGGCGATCGGGAACATCAACCTCTCGGGCGGCGCGCCGAACACTCTCGACGGCGTCGCGCTCTCGGTCGACTTCCGCGTCCTCGTCAAGGATCAGACGGATGCGACGCAGAACGGCATCTACTACGTCTCGGTGCTCGGGACCGGCTCGAACGGGACGTGGCTCCGGACGACGGACGCGAACTCCGGCACGAACCTCGTCACGGGGAGTTACCTCTTTATCACCGGGGGGACGGTCAACGGCAACGCCTCGTGGGTCATGGTAACGCCGGGGCCCATTACGATCGGCGTCTCGTTGATCTCGTGGGAGCTCTTCTCGCAGACGACGCAGATCCTCGCGTCGAATATCATCGGGCAGTTGATCGGCTCGCAGATCCAGAACTTCGCCCTCGACTACACCAAGTTCGCGAGCTCGATCCAGCCGGTCGGGATCGTCTCCGTCCTCCCGAACCCCGCCGGCTACACCGGCGTCTCCGTCGTCTTCAACACGACCGACGGCAACCTCTACCGCTACGTCGGCGGCGCGTGGACGGTCGCGGTCCCGCCGCAGTTTACGTCGCAGATAACGGGGACCTCGATTGCCAACGGGACGATCACGACGGCCAACCTCGCTGCGAACGCAGTCTCGGCCGGACAGATCGCGGCGAACGCCGTCACCTCCGGGACGATCGCGGCGAACTCGATCACGTCCGGGATGATTCAGACCGGGGCGATCACCGCGTCGCAGATCTCGGCCGGGGCGATCACGACGAACGCTATCGGCGCGGGGCAGGTCCTCGCGGTCAACATCGGCGCGTTGACGATCACGGGGGCGCAGATTCAGGCGGGGACGCTCACGGCGGACAAGTTCAACGTCAACGCGATCTCGGCGATCTCGGCGAACATCGGGACGATCACGGCCGGGATACTCACGGCGAACGTCGCGGTCGACATAGGGAGCGGCTACAACGAGGTCGCGATCACGCCCGGGATCGGCCTCCAAATCGCGGGCGGCCTCGTCGACTTCGGCGGCGTCACCTTCGGCAACCCGACCCTCCGGTTCCACGGCGTCGGCTCCTACGCGCTCTCGGAGGCCCGGATCGCGACGAGCGCGACCGGGATCACGCCGCCGTATATCGCCTACATCGACGCCGGCGGGACGCTCGCGGTCAACATCTCGGAGGGCGGCATATTCATGTCGGACACGAAGGCGATCCAGTCGAACGGGACCTCGTACATCAACCTCGACGGCGCGAACCCGACGGCGGGGATTACGACGATCGCGTCGACGGCCGGGAGCGCCGGCGCGCTCTGGGGCTACTTTCACCTCAAAATCTTCGGCGTCGGCGAGGTCGCCGTGCCGTACTACCACCCATAGACTCCCATGGCCGGACTAGCACGCAAGACAGCGCAACTCTTCGCCGGCGGCCTTCCCGCGGCCGGCAACCTCGCGGTCTGGGGTTCGCTCAAGGGGGGCGCGGCCTCCTACTCGAACGACCCGGCCGCGATCCAGTCGGCGGCGTGGGCGGAGGGCCTCGTCGGCGCGGTGATCGGCAACCGCTCGCCGTCGATCGAGGACCTCGACGCCCTTTTCTACGTGATCACGTACCAGCTTCAGTATCTCCTCACGCGGGGGCTGGCGGAGTACGACCCGAACACGACCTATGACCACTTCGACATGTGCCGGGTCGGGCCGACGATCTACTACTCGAACGTCGACAACAACACCGGCAACGCGCCGCCTTCCGCGCAGTGGACGAACCTCCTCACCGGGAGCTCCGCGCCGAACCTCGCCGTCGCGTGGGTCGTCTTCTCCGGGACGCAGGTCGGCGGGGGAGGGGCTTGTCAGGTCTTCAACGGGTACAACGTCGCGAGCGTGACGAAGCTCGGGACGGGGTCCTATCAGGTCAACTTCGCGAGCCCGCTCCCGAGCTCAAACTACGCCGTCGCCGGGATGTGTGGCGTCGCCAACGGGGCGACGGCCGACCCGGGGAGCAACAACCTCGTCATCGGCGCGCCGAACGGGTCGACGGGAATCCGGAACCAGAACGCGTGCCAGATCTGCTCGCGCGAGCCGACCCAGTCCCCGGGGCTCGAGGACTGCGGCTACATCTCGGTGATCTTCTTCGGGTCATGACGCCACGCTCAACGCAACCCTCGACGACCGGAAGCGCCGCCCGCCCCGCGGGCCCCGCCCGGCCCTCCCTCTCGATGATTGCCGACCTACGCTAGCACCTCGATCCGCCTCCGGCTCTCCAACGTCTCGAAGCCGCAAGGGCGGCTCGTCGACGAGGAGACGGCGGAGAGGCCGGAGATCTTCGCGACCCAGCCGCTGACGATCGCCTTCGCGGTCTTCGACGCCTACGACGACGTCGTCGACCTCTCGAACATCTCCTACGTGGAGGCGGACTTCGTCAACGACCCGGAGTGCGGCGAGATCCTCGCTTCGTCCTCGATCCTCGCCGCGGCGCTGACGCCCCTCATCCCGGTCGCCGCTTGGCTCGACGGGACGGAGGATCAGGGCGAGATCGGGTTCACGACGGACCAGCTCGCCGCGTTGACCGGCCGGCGCGCGTGGCTCGTTGTCCGGGGCCTGACCGCGGCCGGCAACGTGATCATCTTCGGGGCCGGGTGGGTCAACGTCCGGCCGTCCGGCGCCCCCGCCGCCGTCTACCTCCCGCTCTCCCCCGTCCCGGCGATCATCCCGGCCGGCGCGATCTACGAGATCCCCGCCGGCGTCGTCGTCATCTTCCCGACCTCCCCGCAGATCCTCGGCGAGTTGATCTGCGACCCAGCCGAGGGCGACCTCCCGCCCGGGGCTTTCACGATCATCTCCGCCTAACCAAGGACACGCCCATGCCAGCACAAGGTCTCCTCATCCCGCTAATCGACCCGACGACCGTCACCGTCCCGCCCGCCGGCAAGATCTCGCTGGTCGTCAACCTCTCCGGCCTCCTCACGGTCATCAAGTCCGACGGCTCGATCAACCCGATCTCGCCGACGAACCAGACGTCGGACGAATCGGACGCGAGCTCCGTCTCCGCCAACATGAACATCGGGCCGGGGAGCGGCCTACACACCGCGAGCGTCGTCGTCACGGGGCTCGCGAGCGTCCGGACCTTCTCGCTCGTCAACGTCGGGCTCTCCGAGCTCAACGCGGGCTGGCGGATCAGGGTCTTCTTCGACCTCTCCGTCGCGGTCGCGGGGATCACGCTCGAGGTCTTCGACGGCAACACGCTCGGGACCGAGCTCTTCAACTACGTCACCGACGGCACCCAGAAATCGGCCTATGGAGACTTCTATTGGACCGGCACCAACTGGAAGGCCGTCGGCTCGGCCGTCCCGGCGATCAACGCATAGGGAGACCACCAATGAACAAGAAGATCCTCGCGCTCCTCCTCTCGGCCCTCGCGCCGGCCGCCTTCGGACAGATAACGGTCACGAAGACCTCCGGGACGAACGTCGTCGACAACGGCCCCATCGTAATCGGCTCCGGCAACTCGGTCACGTTCCTCTCCGGCTCCTCGCTCAACCTCGAGAACGGGGCCTCGCTCGGCAACGCGCTCCCGTGGTCCGCCCTCTCCGGCATCCCGAGCCCGGCGTTTGTCGCGAGCGGCGACGCGTCCGGCAACGGGACACTCTCCGCCTCCGGGCCTGGCGCGCTCCCGCTGACGCTCGCCGTCTCCGGCGTGACGGCGGGGACCTACGGCGACGCGACGCACGTCCCGCAGTTCGCCGTCGACGCCAAGGGCCGCGTGACCGGCGTGACCTCAGTGGCGATCGCGGAGACGGGCGTCCTCTTAACGGCGAACAACCTCTCGGAGCTCGTCGGGAGCGCCTCGACCGCCCGGGGCAACCTCGGCGTCGCGATCGGGACGAACGTCGAGGCGTGGTCCGTCACGCTCGACTCGTTCGCCTCCGCCGGCAACGCCCCATCCTACTACCTCAACGCCGCGAACCTGACGGGGACCCTCCCGGCCGCGCGGCTCCCGGCGTTCACCGGCGACGCGACCGCCCCGGGCGGCTCCGCGGCATTGACCCTCGCCTCGACCGCCGTCTCCGCCGGCTCCTACGGGGACGCGAGCCACGTCGGGACGTTCACGGTCGACGCGAAGGGCCGGTTGACCGCGGCCTCGAACGCGGCGATCGCGATCACGGAGCCGTGGACCTCCCTCTCCGGCGTCCCGAACTCCGTCTGGACATTGACCGGGGACGTCACCGGGACGATCACGACGAGCGCCCTCGCGAGCGCGAGCGGCGGGACGACCCTCGCGAACTCGGGCGTCACGTCCGGGACCTACGGCTCGGCGACGCAGAGCTTGACGGCGACGGTCGACTCCAAGGGCCGCGTGACCGCGCTCTCGGCCCAAACCGTGACGCCCCCGTGGTCCTCGATCTCCGGGAATCCGATCTCGGTGACGGCCCTCAAGACGGTCGTCTTCTCGAACACGCTCACGTTCGCGGGGACCGACGGCGCGACGCTCAACGTCGGGGCCGGCGGAAGCCTCGGGAGCGCGGCGTTTACGGGCTCGGGCTCGTACGCGCCGCCGACGAGCGGCTCCGCTATCCTCTACGGGAACGGCTCCGGCGGGTTCTCGAACGTGACCGTCGGCTCGAACCTCTCCTTCAACGCGGGGACGCTCGCCTACTCCGGGCCCCTCGGGGGCGGGACGGTCCTGAGCGTCGGCTCCGGCACCGGATTGACCGGGGGGCCGATAACGAGCTCCGGCTCCCTCTCCATCTCATCGGCCTACGCCGGAAACGGGATCGGGACGGTCAACGGGTTCGCCTATGGCAACGGCTCCGGGACAATCACGTCCGTGACCGTGGGCTCCGGACTGGTGCTTGCGGGAGGGTCGATCTCGCTTCCGACCTCGATCGCATCAATGGGCGTGACGAACGGCTCGACGATCGACTCGTGGGGGACGAAGACGGTCCCGGCCGGGACAGTCGCGGACCTCTCGAGCGCGCAGGCGTTCACGAACAAGACGATCGCGGGCGGGTCGAACACGATCACGGGGATCGGCAACACCTCGTTGACGAACTCCTCGATTACCATCGCCGGATCGGCGACGGCTCTCGGCGGCTCGATCACGCTCGACGGGATCACGGGGCTCTCGACGACGGGGCTCGTCAAGCGGACCGGGGCGAACACCCTCGCGATCGCGACGGCGGACACGGACTACTCGACGCCGGCGGGGACCGAGACCCTGACGAACAAGACCTATGACACGGCCGGGACCGGGAACGTCTTCGACGTCAACGGCCGGGGGATCACCGGCTACTCCGGGACGAACAACACCGTGGCCTTGACCGGCTCCCCGGCGTTCTCCGGGACCCCGACGACGCCGAACGCCTCGGCGTTGACGGACAACACGCAAGTCGCGAACACGGCCTATGTCGACTCGGCCGTCGCGGCGGCGCAGTTGATGACGATCAACAACCAAGGGAGCGGGACGTACACGCTCCAGCTATCCGACGCGAACGCCCTGATCCGGCACCCGAGCGCGGACACGAACGCCCGGAGCTGGGTAATCCCCGCGAACGCCTCCGTCGCCTTCCCGATCGGGACCGTCGTCTCCTTCTACAACCAACCGAGCGCGGGGACGATCACGCTCTCGATCACGTCCGACACGTTGACGACGGCGAACTCGGGCGCGACGGGCGCGGTGACGATCCTCGCGGGGCACACCGCGTCGATGGTCAAGGACGCCTCGACGAGCTGGATCCTGAACCTCAACTGACGTGAGCAACAAGGGCGGAGACCTCCGGGGCTGGACGATCATCTTGATCGGCTTGGCGTGCTTCGCCCTCTCGTCGACGCTCTCGACGGCGACCCCGACGCAGAGCTTCTACCGCTCCTTCGCGGCAACCGGGCCGACGCCAACGCCGACGCCCACCCCGACGCCAACGCCGACGCCCACCCCGACGCCGACCCCGTCCCCCACTCCTTCCCCGACCCCGACGCCGACGCCGACCCCGTCGCCGACGCCGACTCCTCCCCCGCCGACCCCGACGCCGACGCCTTCCCCGACGCCGTCGCCGACGCCCACTCCTTCTCCTTCCCCGACGCCAACGCCGAGCCCGTCCCCGACCGCGACGCCTAGCCCGACCCCGACGCCCGTCCACGGAACCGCCCTCCTAACCGCGGGCACGACGACTTGGCAGGTCCCGGCGGGCGTCTCGAACCTGATCTCGGTCGCGATCGTCTCGGGCGCCGGCGGCGGCGGCTCCGGCTCGTCCGGCTCGGGCGGCGGCGGCGGCGGCGCGGGCGGCGAGTACGTCGCGATCAACGTCGGCGTCACGCCCGGCGCGATCCTCAACGTCACGATCGGCACCGGCGGCGGCGCGAACTCGGACGGCAGCGCGAGCTCGTTCCAGCCGGTCGTCATCTCCCCGGTCGGCGGCGGCAAGGGCGGGCCACCGTACACCGCCGGCGACAACGGCGGGAGCGGCGGCGGCGGCTCCGGCGGCTCCGGCATCAGGGGTGGCGGCTCCGGGACTACGGGCGAGGGCAACAACGGCGCGAGCGGCGACTCCGGCGGCGGCGGCGGCGGCGGCGGCGCGAACGGCGCGGGTGCCGGCCACGTCGGCGGCGCGGGCGTCACGATCGACGGCCAGACGATGTGCGTCGGCGGCAACGGCGGGACGACCGGCAACAACACGAACGGCGCGGCCCCGAGCGGCTACGGCTCCGGCGGCAACGGCGGCGGCCTCAACGGAGGGACCGGGAGCGCCGGCAACGCGGGGTGCATATACATCACTTATTGACCTCGAGCCCCCGAGGGCTTTGATCTCTTCCGAACCCAACAACCCATAAAAAACGTCATGAAGAACAACACCATTATCGCCGTCGCGCTCCTCGCCCTCCTCGGTCTCCTCGCGGTCCCGGCCATTCGGTCGGACCCGGTGCCGCAGGGGAAGATCGCGACGCAACCGATGAGCCCCTACGACGTCGCGATCTACCAGCGCGACCAATCCACGAAGGCCCTGCAAGACGCGCAGCTCCAGCTCGCGCTCAAGATCCAAGAGGTCGACGCGCTCCGCGGGCAGGTCGACGAGCTCAAGAAGGAGATCGACGCGCTCAAGGCGAAGGCGGCCTCGAATCCCTCGGCAGGCGCGGCCGGCGAACCCGGTCATTCGAGCGCGGCCGAGTCTAAGGCGGAGGGCAAGACCAAATGAACCCGAACGTCCTCGCGTGGTCCCGGAAGTTCCTCGCCGCCGCCTTCGGAGGCGCGGCCGACGGCATCCTAATCGGCTTCGGCGGCTCCGGCGCGTTCTCGATGGGAAGCGGGACGCCGGTCAACCCGAAGCAGGTCCTCTACATCCTAGCCGTCAACGTCCTCCTCGACACGGCCCGCTTCGTCAAAGCGAACCCGGACCCGTGGGCCTTCCCGGTCGCGGACCCCTCCAAACCTCAAACCCCGACAACGTGAAGCACCTCCATCGCTACCTCTACCGGCCCCCGGCCAAGAATCACCCCTACATGCTCTCCCGCTCCGGCGGCGAGCGCATCGCCCCGGCGTCGATCCCCGACGTCGTCGACCTCCGGCCCTTCCTCCTCCCGCCCCGGGATCAGGGGCAAGAGGGGTGCTGCTCCGGCTTCGCGACCGCGGCGCTCCGGGAGGCGCTCCACAACTTGGCGGCCTCATCCGGGTCCGCCGCCCTCGCACCCCCAGCGTCACTCGGCCCATACCTGAGCCCCGCGTACCTCTACGCCCGGACGCGAATGGTCGAGGGCACCTTCCCCGAGGACTCCGGCGCGACGATCGCCGACGAGATGTCGACGCTCGAGAACTACGGCGTCTGCCTCGAGTCCGACCTCCCCTACACGGGCGACGCCTCCGAGACCCCGACGCCCGTGGCCGACGTCGCCGCCGCGCCCGAGAGGATCTCCTCGCCGGCGTGCCTCAACTCGGGAGGCGCGGTCAACGTCTCCGACATCGAGGAGCAGCTCGCGGTCGGCCTCCCGGTCGTCTTCGGGATGCCCGTCTATTCCAGCTTCGAGTCGATCGGCCCGGATGGCGTCGTCCCGGTCCCCGACACGTCTAGCGAACAGCTCCTCGGCGGTCACGCGATGTTGATCGCGGGGCACCGGCACTCGGCCGCGCGGTTTATCGTCCGCAACTCTTGGTCCACGTCCTTCGGAGACGGCGGGTACATATATCTGCCTTACTGCCTTGTCTCCTCCTTCTTCGAGGCGTGGACCGCCCCCCTCGAAATCTGAAACCCGAAACCATGAAAAAAATAACATCAATGCTAGCGATCGCGGCGCTCCTCCTCGGGGCGTCCGCTCTCCAGACCGGGTGCGCGACGCCCGGGCAGAACGCAACCGCCCTGACGCAAGCCGCCGGCGAGGCCGGTGGCGCGTACCTCCTCGGACTCCATTCGACGAACGGCGTCGTGGACCCGGCCTACCTCGCCGGCTACGAGACCGTCGTCCCGAAGGTCGCCGCCGTGATGCAAGGGGCGATAACGCCCGCGGACTTCCAGCTGATCGTCTCCTCTTTTAAGTCGAGCGGCAAGCTCTCGGCCGGGCAGCTCGGCGCGCTCGGCTTCGCGAACTCGATCACGGCCTCGTTCGTCCAATACAACGGAGGCAACAACCTGACGCCCGACGGGGCCGCCGTCGCGCTCGCGGCCGGCAACCTCGCGGTCGGAATGGGCGAGGCGGTCGGCCTCGTCACCGGAGTCAACTGGACGCCCCCGACGTGGGTCCCGCCGACGGCGAACGTCGTGACGACCCCTCCCGTCGCCGTCTCCTCGCTCGTCGAGGTCCCGAAGAAATAGCAAAACCATCGCCATGAAATCAACCCCCTCCGGCGGTCGACGAGGCCGCCGGCGGGACGTCAAAAAACGCCTCGAACAAATCGAAAAAACCATGTCCGCCATCTCCGACGAACTGGCCGCCGTCAAGGCGAGCCTCGACGCCGCCACCGCGAGCGTCTCGACAATCAACTCCGGCGTCGCCGCCCTCGACGCGGAGATCACCTCCCTCAAGGCGCAGATCGCGTCCTCCGGCTCCGTCCTCACGGCCGACGATCAGGCCGCGCTCGACGCGATCAAGGCGGAGGCCGACACGCTCGCGACCGCGACCGCCGCGGCCTCGACCGCCGCCAACGCCCCGGTCTGATCCCCCGATGAAGGCGGCCTCCGCGCTCGCCCTCGTCCTCCTCGCCTCCTGCCTCCCGGTCTCAACGCCGGGGGGCCGGGCGGCGCGCGAGATCCGCGCGTGGCAGATCCTCAACCTCCCGACGCCGGCCGAGCGGATCGAGGCGTGGAACGCGCTCGTCGCCGAGACCCCGGACTCGGAGAAGTACCTCACCCGATGACCCTCTCCGACTTCCTCCCCGAGGCGCGCTGCCTCTCTTCCGCGTACGATCTCCTCGCCGCGAACTCCCTCGCGCCGGCGGTCCCGGCGGACTTCCCGTGGCCACCCGGCTTCGGCTTTCGCTACTGGCTCAACGCCGTGGACGACTTCCTCTTCTTCAAAGAGCGCACGTTCATGGGCCTCTTCGGCTCGTCCGCGGACGAGGACCTCGTCCTGATCGTCGGCACGCACACCTTCCTCCAGTGGGTCAAGGACGCGGAGGGAGATCCCCGGTCGTGGACCACGTCCGACGGCGTCTCCGGCAACGTCGAGCACGGCTTCTCTGACGTCTACGGCGGGATCTCGGTCGTCGGGGCGAGCGGCCCGGTGATCACCCTCCGGCAGTTTCTCGAGGCGCAGCAGAAGACGAGCCGGCCGGTGACGATCGTCGGGCACTCGCTCGGAGCCGCGGTCGGGGGGATCGCGGCGGCCGACGCCTCCTTTCCGCGCTTCGTCCTCTTCGCCATGCCGAAGTGGGGAGACCTCGGCTTGACGAAGGCCCTCCGGGCGAAGGCCCGGACGAACTCGATCGTCGTGCGCAACTCGCAGGACTACGTCCCGATGCAGCCCCCTCTCCCCATCTACCAGAGCTGGCTCCCGGAGATCACCTTCAACTCGGACGAACTCGGCGTAGGCGGTTCGGCCGAGGAGCGGCACTCGATGAACGGGTGCTACCTCCGCGCATGTTCCACCTGACGCGAGCGACCTCCCCCTCCATCCCCGTGACGACCGAAGCCGAACGCGCCGCCAAGAAGTTCGCAGGGCTCCACCCGTGGCTCTACCTCGTCGGACTCCTCGTCGGGACGCCGAGCACGGTCGGCGTATATCACGCGATCTTCGTCGCCCCGGAGCAGAGCCGGGAGGAGACGACGGTCAAGAACCAAGCGGACCACGACGCGCGGATCGGGACCGTCGAGAAGCGGCAGGAGCTCAACACGGCCAAGATCGAGGTCCTCGCCGCGGACATCGCCTACCTCAAGGCGAGCGCCGACTTCCAGCGCGAGGCGCTCCAGAAGATCGAGGCGCAGCACGAGGCGATGATGAAGATGATGGTCGAGATCCGCGCCGACGGCGAGGGCAAGCGGTAGGGGCGGCGCGGGGTAGGTCAAGACCCCCTTCCCCCCGGGGCCGCGAGCCGCTAGACTCCGGCCATGTCAATCAACCTGCTCTTCTGGATCGTCTACATCGTCTCCGCCCTCCTGAGCCTCTACTTCGAGTGGCCGGCCGACCGGAACTTCAAGCCGCTAGGCGGCCGCCTCGTCCTCTTCATCCTGATCGGCCTCCTCGGCTGGGGCGTCTTCGGGGCCGCCCTCCACCGCTAGTTCCCCGCCGCGCCCGGCCCGCATTTGACCGGGGAGGACCGTCCCCGCCACGGTGCGGGGTTGTTATCAAGGGGTCCGGGCCCTCGGGGCGGCCGTCCGGAGATCGGCCCTCTCAGTGGTTTTCCTCCCCGATCGCGGACCCGAGCAGGGGCCGCTGACACCTCACCCGTCGCCGGAGTGAGGTCTGCCGGGGGCGGCTCGGATGGCGCTCAAAAACACCGCCTCGTCCCGGTAATCACGGCCCCGCGGGGCCCGCTTTTTGCCCGGATTGGTGAGATCCGGCACCGATGAGGGAAGACGGCTCGGTCGTTCCGAGGGGGACCTTCGAGCTTGTTATCCCGGGCGCTCGAGCCGGGCCTGATCGTAGGGGTTTAACGGGGAGGCAACGGTCCGGAATATATTCGCAGCCGAGTTTGTAAAGAGCAAACGAAAGGGCCCCGGCCGCGACGATCAGGTGCGCGACCGGGGCCAACCTATCAAATCGAAGGGCGCCACCCCATGGCAATCCACTTTCGATGTTAGCAACTTGTCAACAAGTCCCGCCGGCTCAAGCCGAAAACGACGGCGAACAACCGCGGCTTGATAAAAACTCGGGCTTGCCTAGTTGATAACAACCGGGGACGCTCGGCGCCTGTCAGGCAACTCCTCAACCCATAAACAACGAACATGAAAGAGAATGAACCCCCCGCGTCGGGCGCGGCCGAACCGGCCCCCGGCTACCTCGTCAAGATCGACCAAGTCGCGCTCGAGCATTTCCGGCAGGCGACCGTGGTCGCGAACATCTGCAAGGAGATCGTCCTCAAGACGACGAAGAAGATCGGCTTCAAGAACTACGTGAAGGTCGAGGGCTGGACGTCGATCGCCGTCGCGCACGGCTGCGTCGCCTCGATCAAGCCGGGCTCCGTCCGGGAGATCCTCCGGGAAGGGCACGTCGTCGGCTTCGAGGCGGTCGCCGATATCCGGAGGCAGTCGGACGGCGTGGTCCTCTCCGAGGCCGTCGGCTACGTCGGCGACGACGAGATGGTCTGGTTCGGGTCGAAGGGCGTCGCGGTCGAGCGCTGGAACGACTCCAAGAAGAAGAAGGAGATGGTCGTGATCCCGAAGCGCGCCGACTACGCGATCCGGGCGATGGCGCAGACGCGGGCGATCTCGCGGGTCTGCCGCTCCGCGTTCTCGCACGTCGTCGTCTTGATGAACGCCGGCCTCTCCACGGTCCCGGCCGAGGAGGTCGAGGGCCCGGAGGACTTCACGGAAGTCGAGGCGCGCGAGGCCGACGCCCCCGCGGGAGAGCGCCGCGTCGAGCCCGCGGCCGATCCGGGCCCGCCGCCGGAGAGCAACGCCGGGAAGCCGGCGACGAACGCCGGGGCCGAGAAGTCGACCGCGCCCGCGGCCGAGAAGAAGCCGGCCGCCGAGGCGAAGCGGCCGGTCGAGGTCCCGCGCGACCCGAGCGTCGAGTTCCAGAAGCAGTTCGTCGACGGGGCGTGGAAGAAGGTCAAGGTGCACTTCGGGACGAACAACGGCAAGAAGCTCGAGGACCTGACGGACAATCAGCTCCGCTGGTACGCCTACGACTGGAGCGGGGGCGGCCGGGCCGCGACGGAGAAGTTCGCCGCGAAGCCGCCGACCGAGGACGACAAGATCCTCCGCGCCGCGGCGGTCGTCGCGGCCGCCGAGCTCGGGCTCGAGCCTCGAGCCTCTTCCTAAACCCGCCGCGCAACCCATCAACCCGACCAAACTCATGAACCACCTGCGACTCATTTCAATCGGGGCCCGGAACTTGAAGGGCCTCTCGTTCGATCTCGACCTCAAGCCGGCGACCTTCCTCGTCGGCCCGAACTACGTCGGCAAGACGGCCCGCGCCGACGCGATCCGGCTCCTCCTCGTCGGGCACCTCCCGGAGCTCGGCAAGACGAACGCCGCGACCTTCGGCCTCTCTTCGGGGAAGGAGCTCGAGGTCCACGGCGTCTTCGAGGACGCGGAGGGCCAAGGCTACCCGGTCTCCCGGCGCTGGTTCCTCAAGGGCGACTCCGTCAAGGCCGAGGAGGACTTCCCTCCGAACTTCGCGGCCGAGGGGCTGGTCGAGGTGATGCTCAACGCCGAGAGCTGGTTCGGCAAGACCGAGCGCGAGCGCGTGGAGTGGGTGTATGCGAACGCCGCGGTCTCGACCGAGATCCCGCGCGAGCAGATCGTGACGGACCTCCTCGAGAAGGTCCTCAAGGACGACCCGAGCTATGACCCGACCGTCCGCGACGAGCTCTTCAAGAGTTTCCTCGCGATCGTCGCCGCGGACGAGGAGGAGCACGGGCCGTTCACGACGGCGGACTTCGTCAACTCCGCGCTCGAGGCGTTTGAGCGCACCGCGAAGCAGGAGCGCGACCACGCGGTCCGGATGGACAAGACGGTCTCCGGGCTCGCCGGCCTCCGGGCCGCGGACGCGCCGGTCGCCGACGCCCGCGAGATCGAGGCGCGGATACGCAAGCTCGACGACGAGCTCGCCAAGCTCCGCGACGACCGGGGCCGGGCCTCGGCCGCGGCGGACGCGCAGCGCGCGAACGCGCGCCGGGTGCGCGCGCTCAAGGACGCGCTCGCCGGGAAGGAAACTCTCGGGGCCCGGAAGGGTGACGCCATCCTCCGGATCGGCAACCTCAAGGACCAGCTCGCGGCGCTCCCGGCGATCGCGCAGGGCGACATCGACGAGCTGCGCAAGGAGCTCCTCGACGAGAGCCTAACCGAGAGGAGCCTCGCGCGTGATTTGACCGAGCTGTCTCGGGAATGGACCCGCGTCGAGGGCGAGAAGCTCGAGATCTCCGGCAAAACGTCTTGCCCATATTGCGGGGCCGCGGGCGAGGGCTGGAAGGCCCTCAAGCTCGCCGAGATCGAGGCCGCGATCGCGGGCCTCTCCGCCAAGCGCGAGGACCTGTTCTACCGTCATGAGAACTCCGCTACGGCCGTCGCGACCTACAACGACCGGCTCGTCGCCAAGGTCCGCGCCTTCACCGAGAGGACGGAGCTCCGGGAACGGATGCGGATCGCCGAGGACAACCTCTCGAAGATCGAGCTCGAGCTCGCCGCCCTCTCCGGGAAGTCCGAGGAGCTCGCCGCGATCCCCGCCGACGACCCCGCCGTCGAGCAGCGGCCGAACGAGTTCCTCTGGGAGATCAACACCAAGCAGGCGGAGCTCGACAAACTCGATGGTGAGCGCCGGGCGATCCTTGGCCGCTCGAACGACCTCAAGCGGCTCGCCGAGGCCGAGAAGGGCCGGGACGACGCCCGGGCGTGCGAGCGGATCGCGAAGGCGGCCGCCGCGGCGCTCCGGGACGTCAAGGCGCGGATGGTCGGCGACGCCTTCGGGCCGATCCTCGAGCTCGCGAACCGCTTCTGCGGCCCGCTCCTCCCGACGCTGCTCGAGTTCGACGTCGCCCGCGCCGAGATCGGCACGCGCCGCGGCGGCCTCTGGGTCGGACACAAGACCTTTTCGGGCGTCGAGAGGCTCCTCGCCTACGCGGGGATTCAGGCGGCGTTCGCGTCGCGGGCCCCGCTCCGCGTGATGATCCTCGACGAGATGCTCCGGGCCGACGCCGACGTCTTTCCGAAGCTCGTCCGGGCGTGCAAGGACGCCGTCCGCAACGGCCTCGTCGACAACTTCGTCGGGATAATACCCGCCGCGGCGATGACCTTCATGGAGTTCGCGGACGAGGCTTGCCAACTCGTGGAGATCTCCTAGCGTCGAGGCCCCTCAACTCATCAACGCCATGAACTTCACGACCCCTCAAGCCGAGGCGATCGGGACGACCTCGCTCAACGCCCTCGTGGTCGCCGGGCCCGGCTCCGGCAAGACCTCGACCCTAACGGCCCGGATCGAGGCGATCCTCGAGGCCGGCTTCGATCCGAAGGCGATCGCGGTCCTCTCCTTCACAAACGCCGCGGCGAACGAGCTCGCGCGGAGGTTGACCAAAGAGGTGCCGAAAGGGACCGTCCTCGCTCACCCCGTCGGGCCCGAGGTCAACGGGATAAGCCGCGAGGGCGTCCAGCTCGGCTTCCTCGGGACGCTCCACTCGTTCGCGCTCCACTGCCTCAAGCGGCACGGCGAGCCGTTCGGGTACGGGCGGCGGACGGCGATCATCTCGCCGGAGTCGGCCGAGGATCTGATGGCCTCGAAGGCGACCTCGCTCGGCTGCAACGTCCCGCTCAAGAAGCTCCTCGAGGCGAAGGCGCGCGACGGCCGGCCCCCGCGAGGGAAGCGGCTCTCGCTCGTCGAGACGGTGATCGCGACCTACCTCGACGAGCTCCGCGAGGCGCGCGTCGTCGACTACGACGTCCTCCTTCAGGAGTTCCGCGAGATGTTGACGTCGACGGACCCGAACGCGCTCTCGGCGCAGCAGGAGATCGAGCGCGCCTTCTCGCACCTCTTCGTCGACGAGGTGCAGGACTCGGCCGCGATCGACTGGGACATCTACCGCGCGCTCCCGATCGGGACGAAGTTCTACGTCGGCGACCCGGACCAGAACCTCTACGAGTTCCGCGGGGCCCGCGTCCGCGAGATGGTCCGCGAGGCCGGCGACTCGAGGACGGCCGTCTTCAAACTCGAGGAGAACTTCCGGTCGGACGTCGCGATCTGCGCCGCGGCGCAGCGCCTCGTTGCCAACAACCGGACCCGCGTCGACAAGGAGACGCGGCCGGTCTCCGAGGACCCCGGCTCGGTCGTACTCCTCGGCGAGTTCGAAAACGAGGGGGAGGAGATCGCCGTCGTCTCGCGTGAGATCAAGGCGCTCGGCTACGAGCCGGCGCGGCTCAAGGAGATCGCCGTCCTCGCCCGGACGAACGCGATCGCCGAGGGCTTCCGGAGGACGCTCCCGAACGCTGAGATTCCGGTCGTCGGCCTCAAGCATCACGAGCTCCCGAGGGACTGGGCGCTCGCGCGGTCCTACGTCGAGCTCCTGCTCGACCCGGACAACGACGCGCTCGCGTACTTCTACCTCGTCTCGAAGTTGACCCTCTCCGGCCGGGGCCCGGCCGCGGCGCGCCGCGAGGCTCAACGGATGCGCGTCGAGGCGAACGCCGCCGACCTCTCGATCAACGCACGCTTCCTCAACCGGATGGAGCCCGTCGCGCTCCCGTCGACCGCCCTGACCGCCCTCTCCCGCGCCGGGACCTCCCGGGAAGCGCAGATGATCGCGGTCGAGAAGTGGCGCGAGCTACCCCCCGGGGCCGGGATGGACGACTTCGCCCTCGCGCTCGCCTCCGTCTACGATTACTCCAAGGAGGAGGAGGGCGATGGGGTCCACGTCTTGACGATGCACGGGGCGAAGGGCCGCGAATGGGACGCCGTCTTCCTCGTCGGGATGGAGGACGAGACGATCCCGGGCCGGGCCGACGACGCGGACGCGATCGAGGCCGAGCGCCGGGTCGCCTACGTCGCCCTAACCCGGGCCCGGCACGCCGCCTTCCTCTCCTCCGTCAAGTCCCGCGTGACCCCGTGGAAGCAGGTCGTCGCGCGCCGGCCGAGCCGTTTCCTCAAGGAGATCCTGCCGTGAATACTATGGGAAGAAGTACGTGGCTAGGACCAAGAACGAAAGATGAGATGCGGCGGCATCTACACGATTCCGCGATCCTTACTGACGACGGTTGTCTCTTATGGCCGAAAGGAGGCGGGCGACAAGGTTACGCGTCAATACTCTGGGGATATAAAGCCGACGGCCGCCGTCTAAGGGTTAGAATCCATCGGCTTTCATACGATCTGTTCGTCGGACCGATTCCGGCGGGAATGATGATTCTACATTCCTGTGATCGGACGAACTGCTACAACCCTGCGCACCTTTTCCCCGGGACTCAGACCGACAATATGATTGACGCCGGCGCGAAGGGTTTGCTTTCACGCCCACAACCCAAAGGAGAGGACAACCGCCGCGCCAAACTTACCGCCGACCAGATTCGTCAGATTCGAGCGCGATATGCGGCCGGCCGGATCTCTACCTATCAACTGGCCCGGGAATATAGCGTAGGGCAAATGACGATTTGCCGCGCTGTCAATCACAAGAGTTTTCAAAACGTCGCTTGATTATGAGTGCTTCTTACGGGGAGCGGTTCGCGGAGTACGTCGCCGACTACCTCAGTGAGAACGACCTCACGAACACGGACGGACGGCCCTCGCTCGGGAAGATCGACGGGAGGACGCTCGCCGCGCTCGCGGACAAGTTCGACGCGCTCGACCGCCGGCGGGACAAGGCGGAGCGGAGCAAGCGGCTGAGCCAATCCGAGCTCGAGGTCCTCTTCGACGCGCTCGCCCGCGGGACCGGCTGCGACCCGAAGGCGATGACCGAGGCCGAGCTCCGGCGCTGCGCCGTCGCCCGCGCGGCGATCGTCCGGGCGACCCCGGACGTGACGGCCGCGGAGATCGAGGCCGCCTGCAAGAAATACGCCGCCGTGTTCAACGGCGCGGTGATCACGCCGACGGCGATCTCGAACAACTGGTCGAAGCTCGTCGAGCCCGGGCGCGGCGCGAAGAAGGCGGCCGGCCCGAGCAACTGGGCCGCGCAACCGAAGTTTGACTGGCACCGGGTCGTCGGCCTCCTCTGGCCGCGCGAGCGTTACCCGGACCGCGGCCCGTGGGAGGAGGACTCGTGGGATCTCGTCCCGAGCCAGATCAAGCAGAGGATCCACGCGGAGGGCGAGGCCGTCCTCGAGAAGGTTTTACGGTAGCAAATCAACGCATCAACGAAGGAGAAACACATGAGCATTGCACTTGGAACAGTTGTAGCAATAGAGGCGAACGGTGCCGTCGAGTTCGGCGTCGTTTGGAGACGCAAGGAGCGGTTGAAGGGGGGAGAAGAGATCGTCACGCTCGACGTGTTGATCAGACCTGTGCCGTCGATCGCGGCCGACTCAGCCGCTCATACGAGGGAGATCGAGCGCAACGAGGACGAGGTCCACGAGCTCTCCTCGTGGGAGTCGAGCTCCTTCACCAAGTGGGCGAAGGACCACGCCGGGTTCGAATGGGCGGAGGCCGAAAGTCAACGCCTCAAGGCGCGGCCGAAGCCGCCCGAAGCACCCGCCGCCGAGGCCCCGATCCCCGGAAAGCCGAAGGAGGACGTGCCATTTTAACGCCGGACGAGCCGGCACAACCAACGAAGGAGAACGCAAATGCCAAAAACCAAAGAACAGCCAACCGAGGAGACCGTCATCCTCTCCGTCCGCAACCGCCGGAAGAGCAGCGTCCAGATCGTCTGGCGACAAGGGGCCGACGTGATCGACCGCGACTTCCACGACGCCCCGCTCCCCGCCTTCTACAAGTCCCTCGAGGCGCTCTCCCCACACGTCTGCTCCCTCTGCGAGTTCCCGTCGAAGGACGCCGAGAAGATCGTCCCGACCGGGATCACGCTCCGGGAGCACGGCGACAACACGCTCGGGTTCGTCGTCGCCCGGAAGGCGATCAAGAAGGGGGACCGCGTCTTCAACATCTCGACGCCTCTCCTCCCGATGTACGTCGACGAGGAGAACAAGTCGGCGGACCACATGACCGAGGCCGAGGCCGCCGCGATCGAGAAGGTCGTCAAGGAGGCGAAGAGGTACATCGCCGGCGAGCGCGCGCAGGGGCTCATCAACTTCCCCGAGGGCGAGCCCGACGACGAGAAGCGGAAGAAGAAGGAGGCCGACGAGGGGACCGCGGCGATCCCCGGGATCGGCGACGACGGTCCGCCGGCCGGGGGATCGGCTTGACGGCGAGCCGCAAAGCGCGGAAGAGTTCGGAGCGGCCGGCGCGGGCCGCCGCTCCCCTCACCGCCATGGAACTCATTAACAAACCGCCGACGGCCGACGAGGTCGCCGACCTCTTCCGCGAGCTCGCGAGCCTCTACGTCGGGACGCCCGACCACTTGCAGGTCCGCGTGCAGGAGTCGGTCGACGGGTCGGCGTACTTCATGATGCGCGGCGCGCCCGAGGACGACTCGAGGCTCGTCGGCAACCGCGGGTGCCACGTCAACGCGCTCGCCTTCCTAATCGAAGCCGTCGGCCGGGCGCAGGACCGGATCTTCACCTTCCGGCTCCTGACGACGCCCGGGAGCTGCGCGCCGTGGTACCCGCCGAAGGACGCGCTCGACTACGACCCGCGGCCGGCGCGCGAGCTCCTCTGCCGGCTTCTCTCCGCGCTCGGCGTCCCGGACTTCTCCGTGACCGTGACCCCCGGGACCGGGCCCCGGCGGAGCCTCTTCTTCAACTTCGACGTCAAGATCGCCGACGTCGCGCGTGCCGAGGCGTTGACCGTCGGCGAGACCGCGGCCGGTTCGCTCTCGATCGTCGGCGCGCTCGGGACGCTCTTCCGCGCGATCGCGAAGCAGAACGGCATCCGGTTCCAGATCCGGCTTGCGGACCGCCCGGAGCCGAAGGAGGCGGCGCGTGCCTGAGATCCTCGAGCGCCCCCGGACCGCGGCGGCCCCGTTCGACTGCCCGCTCCGCTACTGGGTCCCCTCCGCGCGGGACCCGAGGGAGAAATACCTCGTCGAGCTCGACTCCTACGGGGGCAACGGCGCGTGCGTCTGCAAGCACTTCGCGATGCGCTGCGAGCCGCTCCTCCGCCGGATGATCTCGCCGCGCGAGGCGGTCCGGACTGGCGCGATCAAGCTCAAGGTCAACCGGCACGTCGAGGACGCCTTGAGGTGCGAGCACATCATCACGGCGCGGTCGCAGTTCGTCGACGACGTCCTCGCCGCGATCGCGAAGCGCAACAACCACCAGACGCGGAGGGAGGACCGCGCGCCGTGATCCGCCGCCGCAAGCCGCTTCGGAGGAAGACGCCGATCCGCCGGATCTCGGCGAGACAGCTCATTCAGTATCGCCAGTATCTAAAGCAGCGCGCCGCCTTCCTCGCCGCGAACGTCTATTGCGAGTGCTTTCCGTGCAAGAACCGGAGCCGCGACGTCCACCACACGCGGGGCCGCGGCCGCTACCTCCTCGACGAATCGACGTGGATGGCGGTTTGCCGAGCGCATCACGACTGGATCCACGGGCACCCGCGCGAGGCCCGCGAGAAGGAGTGGCTCCGGTGAAACCGATCATCGGCTTCGGCGTCCGTCTCGACGGCCACTGGTGCGCCGCCGTCAAGACCGGCTTCTCGCGCCGGTTCGTCTTGATGCGCGCCCGCAAGGGCGAGGAGCGGTTCCTCTCCCGGATCAACTTCGTCTCCGACGACCGCGGAGCATTAGCCTACGAGCTCCGCCTCAACGCGGAGCGGATCGCCCGCGGCGCCTGCGCCCGCGCGATTAAGCGGACCAAGTGGGCCCGCCGGAAGCTCGTCGACCCGCACTATGATATGCTCCGGGGCGTCGCCAACGTCGAGCGGGTCCTCCGGGGCGCGAATACCTCCCGGAGGGGCCGTCGGTGGAAGATCTGCCCGATTTTTCGGGAGGAGCCGGCGCAAGTAGTTGATAATCCGGCCTCTTAAAGTTGATAAAAAGTTTGACTGCCGGGCCCGGACCGTTGATGATGCAGGCAATCCGGAAGGACCGGAAAAACTCCTCAACCGATGAAGAACTCAACAACGAATCCGACCGCCGGCCTCGAGGCCCGCGTCGACGGACTTTGCAAAGCAGTCATGCAGCAGGTCGCCTCCGCGACCCGCGGTTTCTACGGGATCAAGCACGACGATGACCTGATCGACTTCGCGGTCAAGACGATGCGCTCCGAGATCAAGGAGTTCGTCTTCGGGCCCGGCTACGAGAGCGCCCGCGATTGCGCGCTCCGCCGCTCCCTCTCGGACGAGTGGATCGTCACCTTGATTTCCTCGAACGCGGTCAGCAAGATCCTCGCCGAGAACAACCGGCGGACGGCGGCCTCCTCACTCTAACCCCTCAACGTCGGAAACTCATCAACGCCATCAAGGATCAACAATCAGCATCACTCTTCGCCGGAGCCCGCCGCGAGCTAACGGAGAAGCAAGCGCGCCGGATCGACGCGCTCGTCCGCGGCTACGAGAACCGCAACGCCCACAACGGCGTCACGGAGGTTTACATCGAGAACCTCCTCGTCAACGCGACCTTCGCGCACGTCGTCATCCGGACGCGCCGGACCGATTGCGAGCCGTACTCCCCCCGCGCGGTCGTTTGCGCGGAGGGCGGGTGCTTTTTCGTCGGGCAGAAGGGCGGGACTAAGATGGTCTCGACCTATCGGCTCGGCCAGTCCGCCCGCGATCACTCCGACGCCGCGATGGCCCGCGAGCTCAAGTCGATCCTCTGGGACGCCCGGAACGAGCGCATAGTCGCGAAGGAGACGGTCTCGTGAACGCTGCAGCCAAGATCCGCGCCGCGATGCGCGCCAACGAGCGCGAGATCCTCAAGAGCGCCCGCCGGCGGCCCGTCGGCGAACTTTGGCAACCCGCGAGCCGCGCGTGGTGGAACGCCCTCAAGCGCCTCGAGGCCCGCGGCCTCCTTCGCTACGATAGCAGGGCCGGAGCTTATCTCTACGTTAGCCCTAGGGAGAGGAGGGCCCCGTGAACGCCGCCGCTTGCTCCGACCATCCCGCTTGCCTCGCCGAGGTTCTCGGTTCGCTCAAGTGGAGCGCCCCCCGCGAGGTCAACACGAAGCGCGGCCCGAAGACCGTCACCTCGGCCGAGATCCCGAACGAGGCCGCCTTCAACCGGCTCGGCGAGCTCCGTGACGAGCTCTACCGCGGCGGCTACTCGGTCTCCCAGTTCCGCGGCGTCTGGCAGGTCTCCCGGTGGTCCGACCCGGCCCCGGAGGTCGTCAAGGCGCGCGAGGAGGCCCGCGCGCTCTCCCGGGCGACGGACGCCGACGTCGACGTCCCGACCCCTCCCGGCCTCGCCTTCCTCGGCTACCAGAAGGCGGGGATCAAGTTCGCCCTCGACCGCCCGGCGGTCCTCTTCGGAGACGAGATGGGGCTCGGCAAGACGATGCAGGCGATCGGCGTCCTCAACGCCTCGCCCGCCGCGCGCCGCGTCCTCGTCATCTGCCCGGCCTCGCTCAAGCTCAACTGGGCCCGCGAGCTTCGGAAGTGGTCCGTCGTCGAACTAGATATAACGGTTGTTTCGGCGCAGGAGCGTAGTCGCGCGAAGCGCCTCCTCCGCTCTCTTGCGCTTGACGATCAGGAACGGAAGGACGCAACGAAGGACGGCCTCGATGTCGCGAGCGCGGCCAACAGACCAGCCGAACTGATCGCGGTTGCCTCGAATCCCGAAGCGGGCGTTTCTCGCGAGCGTCGCGGCTCGGCGAAGGTGGGAGAGGCCGCCGAGCTTGCAAAGCCAAACCATCAAGGGCTCGCTCGTCGAGTAGACGCAAACGCCCCATCGGCCTTTGCTCTTGATGAAGGAGATCGAGCCCTCCCCGTCGATGATTCCCGCCAGATAGGCGCGATCCGCAACGCGAACCGGGCGGACGAAGGGAACGGAGACTCGATTCCGACGGAGGCGCGCCCGAAGGTCACCCCGGCGCGCGAGGTTGTAGTAGAGGGTGTTCGGGTGGACGCCGAGCTCGGAGGCGAAAGACCGGACGCTCCGCTTGCGGGCGTTGACCAGAGCGATGATTCGATCGAGAACGGACTCGGGAAGACGGAAGGCGCGCGGCATATCGTAGTTGTTAACTACGACGTGTTACATCTTTTCCAAGAAGAGACAAGAGCGATCGCGTGGGACCTTCTAATATGCGACGAGGCTCACTACCTCAAGACCCCGAAGGCGCGCCGGACGCAGATGGTCTTCGGCCGGAAGGCGACGGCGAAGACGGCCGGCCTCCCGCCGATCGGCGCGAAGCGCCGGCTCCTGCTAACCGGGACCCCGATCGCGAACCGCCCGGTCGAGCTCTTCCCGTTGATCGAGTACCTCGACCCGGCGACGTGGGGGAACTTCTTCAAGTACGCCCGCCGCTATTGCGACGCGCACCAGATCTCCATCGGCCGCGGCCGGCTCGCGTGGGACTTCTCCGGGGCCTCGAACCTCGAGGAGCTTCAGGAGAGGCTCCGGACGACGATTCTCGTCCGCCGGCTCAAGCGCGACGTCTTGACCGAGCTCCCCCCGAAGCGCCGGCAGGTGATCGAGCTCCCCGCGGAGGGCGAGCTCGCCCGGTTCGCCGAGGCGGAGCGCGCCGCCTACGAGGACCGCGAGGCCGAGCTCGACCAGCTTCACGCCGCCGTCGAGCTCGCGAAGGCGTCGGAGGACCCGGACGAATACAAGCGCGCCGTCGAGAACCTCAACGACGGGATCGCCGCCTTCTTCGCCGAGATGTCGACCCTCCGCCGCGAGCTCGCCGAGGCGAAGATCCCGGCGATCGTCGAGCACGTCCGCGAGGCGGTCGAGGAGGGCGGCAAGCTCGTCGTCTTCGCGCACCACCGCGCCGTTTGCAAGGCGATCGCCGCCGAGTTCGGCGACGCCGCGGTCGTCCTCGTCGGCGAGACGCCGACCGCCGACCGGCAGGCCGCGGTCGACCGCTTCCAGACGGACCCGGCTTGCAAGGTCTTCGTCGGCTCGATCATGGCGGCCGGCGTCGGGATCACGCTCACGGCCGCGTCGCACGTAGTCTTCGCCGAGCTCGACTGGGTCCCGGGGAACGTGACGCAGGCCGAGGACCGGCTCCACCGGATCGGCCAGCGCGAGCACGTCCTCGTCCAGCACCTCGTTGTCGACGGCTCGCTCGATGCGACGATGGCGAAGCGGATCGTCGAGAAGCAGAACATCATCGACCGGGCGCTCGACTCCGTCCGCGCCTCGATCGAGGGCGTCCCGATCTCGGCCCCGTCCCGCAAGGGCGGCGACGCCGCGACGGCGGACGTCACGGTCGACGCGCTCGCGGCCGAGGCCGCGGCGATGACGGACGACCAGCGCGCCGCGGTCCTCGAGGCGCTCCGGTTCCTATCGGCCCGGGACTCGGATCACGCGCAGTTCGAGAACCAGATCGGCTTCAACGGCCGGGACACGATCATCGGCCACTCCCTGGCGGAGCGGAGCTCGTTGACCGCGAAGCAAGCGGCGCTCGGCCGGCGGATCGTCCGCAAGTACCGGCATACGCAGCTCCCGGAGGCGATCGTCGAGCGGATAGGGTTTCCCGAGAAGAAGGGAGGCGCGTCGTGAGCTACGCCGCCCTCCGCCTTCGCGACCGCCGGATTGACCGGGCGGTCAAGCGCGCCTCGATCCCGAGGCGTCGCCGGGCCCTAACGAAGAAGGACATCCAGATCGCGCTCCTGAAAGCCGCCAAGAAGGGAGGCGCGTCGTGAAGATCCGCTACAAGTACCTCGTCGGCCGGTTCGTCAACCCGGAGACCGGCCGCCCCGTCAACGTCCACTGCGGCCAGCGAAAGGACAACGGATTCGACGTCTACTTCTTCCTCTACCGGCGCAGGAAGATCATCGTCGGCGAGGAGTTTCGGAGCTGGAGGAAGATCGGAGGCGGCCCGTGAACCACAAGATCTACGCCCGCAAGTTCGGGGGGGACGACGCCTTCTCGTGGGCCGTCTTCCTCGATGGGAAGCCGACCGTCTCGGGCTTGACCCGGGAGGACCTTCCGCACTACAAGAAGATCGTCGCCGACGAGGTGGCGAAGGTAGACTCGGAACATCAACGCCGGCTCGCGCCGGACAACGCACCAACGACATGAATATCGAGACAAGAATGACTCAGAAGCGGGGATGCGGCTACCGGAAGCCCGGCGGCCTCTACCTCGTCTCCCCGGGGCTCGGAAGCCCCTGTTGCAAGCTCCCCTTCATCTTGACCGTCTGCCCGTGCTGCGGAGCCGGTATCAAGCCGACCCGCGGCTGGACTTGGATCGACGCGGACGCGCTCTTCGGCTCGAAGCCGTGCATGGCGGGCGACCCCGGGAGGAAGTTCTTCTGCCCGCTGGCCGCCCCGAAGATCGGCCGCGCCGGCCTCCTCTGGATCGGAGAGGCGTTTTACCCGACCCCGGACGACTTCTCGCGGGAGGCGGCCGCGCAGGGGATCTCGCGCCGGATCAAGGCGCTCCCCAAGGACTTCAAGGTCGGCGAGACGTGGGTCCTCCTCGCCCACCGCAAGGGCGTTCGGCGCGCCGTCGTCATCAAGGGCGAAGAGACCCACGACCGGGCGATCTTCCACGTCTTCAAGCCGACGGCGGTCGAGTACGTCGTCAAGGGAACCGAAACCGACGAGGCCCTCGAGAAGCTCGTCAAGCGCGGGATCACGCCGGTCCGGGACGAGGTCCCGCAAGGCGAGCTCGCCATAGCGCCATGACCCGCGCCGCGCGCCCGATCCCCCTCGCCTCGGTCGGCATCCTCGCGATCCGCGCCGAGTTCGCCCCGGTCTTCGTCGACGTCGACGTCCTCGTCGACGAGATGATGGACGCCTACGAGGCCGGCCGCGCCGCCCGGCTCGCGAACTTCGCCCGCGACGACTACCCGATCGTCGACGACCCGGAGTTGACCCGCAACTGGCAGCGCGGCTGGGACGTCGTCGACTACGCCCTCAACCACCCCGAGGAGGACTCCCGATGATCGTCGCCCTACTACTGATTTTTACCGCGGCCTGCCTCGTCTACGTCCTCGCTGCGCTCCTCGAGGGAGTGGCGGTCGCGCTTGGCGTACTCATTGCGCTCGCGGTTTTGCTCGCGCGGTGGCTCTTGCATCCCGAAGACCGCCTCCGCCGGCGGGCGATGGGAGGTGGGCCATGAGCGTCTCTTTCGGATGCCGATGCCCAGAAAGGGCGAAGCCAGTCGAGAAGCGCCGCTGGTTCGTCATTCAACGCAACCGCCGCTGCTCTGCATTCGACGGCTATCGGACGATGTCTTCGGACTATTCCTGCGTCGTCTGCGCGGTTTGCGGGGCCCTTGGCCGAACGAAGGCGGACTATGTAACCCGGCTCCCCGACGTCCCGGCCGATTACGCCACGCGTCGCTTGGAGGACCTCCGATGAAAGCCGAGTCCCGCCGGCAACGACTTCATGTAAATAGTTTGCTCGCGTACTACCGCGGGGAGAAGACGTGGTTCGGCAAGCGCGAGCGCGCCGTCCTCGACGTGATCGAACACATGGGCCGGGCAACGGACCGCGCCGTGATGATGGCGCTCGGGTTCGTCGACATGAACACGGTCCGGCCGACGATCACGCACCTCCGGGACGACGGCGTCCTCGAGGAGGTCGGCGAGGAGACCTGCCCCGTGACGAATCACCGCGTCCGCCTCGTCGCGATCCGGAAGGACCCGCGGCGGGCGCAGGCCGAGTTCGTCTTCGCGTCGCCGGGCCCGAGGACATCGCGAAGCGTTACTGCGAGCGCGTCGCGATCACCGGCCGGATGGGCGAGCTCCTCGCCCGCCTCGCCGGGATGGAGCGCCTCGAGTTCTACGCCGCCGTGTGGCGATTCAACCTCAACGCGCGCTGGAACGGGAAGGCCGGCAAGGGCGACAAGTTCGACCGCGAGGAGGGGAAGCGCAAGGCGGCCGAGCTCCTCGCGATGCCGTTCCCGGACTACGTCCTCCTCGGCGGGGAGGTCTCACGGGCGTTCGGCCACCCGCACTTCGAGCCGCTCAACATGATCGGCTGGTATGACGACCAGAACCGCTACCGGCGGATCTTGCAGTTCCCCCACCCGTCGGGCATCAACCCGTTCTGGAACGAACCCTTCAACGTCCACCGCGCCGGCCGTCGCCTCCGCGAGTTCCTCGGACTCCCAAACAACCCATGACAACAACAACTCAAGCCTCCACAACCGCGGCCCCCGGGACGCCCCTCGACAAGATCGAGACGATCAAGCGGATCGTCGCCGCCGACTTCGGCGTGATGGTCTGGGAGATCGACTCCCCGGCGAGGACCGTCCCGCTCCCGCAGGTCCGGCACGTCGCGATGTTCCTGACCCGCCGCCTCGTCCCGCACGAGGACGCGAGCTTCCCGGAGATCGCCCGCGCCTTCAACCGGATAAACCACAACTCGGTCGTCCACGGGATCGAGGCCACGGCGACGCGGATGGAGACGTCGCGCGCCTTCCGGGCCCGGGTCGAGCGCCTCGAGGCCGAAGCCAAGGCGGCCCTCTCGCCATGATCGGCCCCGACGACCCGGTCGACGGGACGCGGAAGCGCCTCCCCGCGATGAGCCCCGACGAGCGCCGGCTATGGCTCGCCGCGAAGGGCGCGCCCGCGGACATGTTCTTGATCACGGCCGCGGAGCTCGGGAAACTTCAGGGCGCGCTCGCGAGCGAACACCAGATCCGGGTCGGGCACGAGCGCGGGATCGCCGCGCTCTGCCGCCAGCTCGGCCCGTACTGGGTCGAGCAACCCGACCTGCCGAACGCCGTCGCCGCCGCGCTCTTCGACGCGGACAAGTTCACGAAGGTCCGGAAGACGTTCGGGGCGCTCCGGACCGCGAAGGGCAAGCTCGACCGCGTGATCGCGACCGCGCAGGCGACGAACTTCGCGATCGCCGCCGACTTAATCGACGTCTCGGCGACGCTCGACGAGAAGCTCCGCGTCCTCGAGGAGGCGGACCGCCTCCGCCGCGAGCGCGGCGACCTGACGAGGAGGGCCCCATGAGCGTCTCGCACCACGAGATCGCGACCGCGCTCGAGCTCGCCCGGGCCTACGGCGGCGGCCTCAAGCTCCGCGAGAACGGGTTCTGGAACGGCCGCACGCAGCCGGCCAACGACGCGCGCCTCGTCTCGCGCCGCGTCGTCGAGGAGCTCGCCCGGCGCGGCTCGCTCGAGTTCGCCGACTTTCGGGAGAACCCGCGCACCGGCAACCCGGTGCCGATGCGCGCGGCGTTGACCGGGGCCGGCGGGGAGGCGCGCCGTGACTAGACTCTTCGAGGCCGCCGCGATCGCTTGGTTCGCCGCCTCGTGCGCCGTCACCTTGACAATGTGCGCCGCCGCCCTCCTGAGCGCGCGGCCGAACCGGAGGGACCTCAAATGAAACTGTTCCTAATCGTAGCCGGGGCCGTCGTCGGCCTCGTTGCGCTCGCGATCATCGCGATCGCCGTCTGGGACCTGCGCTTCCAGCGCGACGTCCGGAAGGCGCTGGAGGACGACCGATGAGCGCCGAGAAGATGTTCACGTTCTTCGTGATGAACAACCGGACGAAGGAGATCGCCACCTTCCTCGGCCAAGGCAAGACGCTCGAGGCCGCGGCCGCGGACGCGGTCGAGACGGTCACCGGCAAGTTCGGGGCCGACTCGAGCGGCGGGGGCGTCGTCCTCCCGCTCAACGTCCGCCTCCCGGACGGCCGCTACGTCGCCCGGAGCATCGCGGACTTCGAGGGCGACGCTCCCTTCGAGGGCGTCGTCCCGGTCCGCGTCGAGCCCGCTCCCGAGCCCCCGGAGGAGGACTGCCCCGCGTGAAGCCGACCCTGCCCCCCGTCCCCGACTGGATCGCCGCTTGGCAAATGCCCCGGCGGCTCGTCGACGTCCCGGCCGCGACCCTCCGGAGGCTCGGCGTGCCAGAGGCCGAGGAGGCCCCCGTTCGGAGGCCCCCGCCGCCCCTCGCCCACGCCCCCTCCGGCCCGGCCCGCCCCGGCCCCCCTGCCCGCGAAAGCACCCCCGCCGGCGCCCGCGCCCGCCCCGGAACCGGCCCCCGGGCCCCATCCGCCCCGCCGGCTATCGCAAGCCAGCCTCTTTTAACCCCCCGATAACATGAAACTCATCAAGCTATTCGCCGCCCTAATAGGGACGGCCCTCCCCGCGGCCCCGGCGGCCGCGTTCATCCCGAGCCACCCGCCGACGGCCCTGACGGACGACGTCAACCTCTGGATCCTCCAATGCGAGGGGCTCGAGGCCGAGCTCCCCTCCGAGGCGTCTTACCTCGCCGGCGCGGCCGCCGCCTACGAGGCCGAGCTCCCGCTCCTCTTCTTCTACGGCGACGAGTTCGAGGCGAACGAGGAGACCTTCGAGTGGGAGGTCGACCAGATCCTGACGATCGTCCTCTGGGCCCAGCTCCACCAGTACGGGACGACGGGCCCGGTCTTCGACTACTACGAGGGCGCGATCGACGCGTGCTACTTCACGATGGCGACGATGGACGCCGAGGCCGGCCTCGTCTGCCCCGGCTCGACGCGCTGGGCCGGCTCGACGAGCGGCCCGGGCCTCGCCCCGGAGGCCGACCCGCCGGCGCGGTCCGCGCCCCGGGATAAGGGAGGCCGGCCGTGAAGCCCACCGACTCCCAGCTCCTCCGGTGGCTCCTTCTCCCGGACTCGATGGTCACGCCGATCCTCAACCACTCGACCGGCCGGTGGGTCTCGTGGATCGCCTCCCGCCGCAACGACACCGGGTTCATCCGGATCTCCAAGCGCGCCGCCGTCGCCGCCGCCGCGCGCCACGCGATCAAGCGCGGGGAGCTATGAACGCCATCCTCCGCGCCTTCCGCTACCTCCTCGTCACCGGCCCGAGCCGGAGCCGCTTCAAGCGCCGGAGCGCCGCGTCCCGCAAGGGGTGGGCCACCCGCCGCGCCAAGGCGAACCCGCCCCCGACCGCCGAGGAGCGGTTCGCCAAGATGATGCCGTTCACCGCGGGGCACCACAAGTTATGAGCAAGCGGTTCACCCTCGAGGACATCTCAAAGCTGCTCGGCGCGAAAGCGCAGGGCGAGGTCGCGACGCAACTGTATCCAGCCGGCGGCAACGTGGTCCCGGCAACGATCGAGGTGACGCGGAAGCCGCGCCTCCGCCAACAGCGAAGCGGCGGCCTCAACAAGACCGAGCGCGCCTTCGAGGCGTACCTCAAGACGATCTGGGCCGCGCCGGTCCTCCCTCAATCCGTCACGCTCAAGCTCGCGAACGGCGTCCGCTACACGCCGGATTTCGTGGTCTTCCACCGGACGAGCGGGATGCACGCCTACGAGGTCAAGGGGTTCATGCGCGACGACGCCGCGGTCAAGCTCAAGGTCGCCGCCCACGCCTACCCGTGGATCACCTTCTACCTCGTCTCGAAACACAGCGTCCCCGGCTGCTGGAACGTCGAGAGGGTGCTGACGTGAAGGCCCGCCGGCACCACAACAACAAGGGCCTCCGGAAAATCCGCCGGGGCCGGACCGAGCGCGCCGCCCGCCGGATCGCGCGCCGCCTCCGGATCAAGTACGGAGAACGAAAACCATGAGTAAATACACGAGAGCAAAGATTACGATCGTGCTCGAAACGGGGGAAAAGCTCGAGGCGGACGGCGTCGCTCGGATCATCCCGCGCGACCCGGCCGACCACCAATCGCTGAGGTGCTATTCGGACGAGGCAAGGAGGGACGCGGAGTATTGTCGGCTACCCGAGAGATGGTTCGATTTCGAGGGCTCGACGTTCCCGGCCGGCATGCAGATAACGATGAGACTTTAGCCGTGAACGATCAACCCCTCCTCGATCTCGGAGAGATCCCGCGGCGCGGCGTCCCCCGGGACAAGGCGGCCCTACGCGCGTTCATGAGGGCGAACGTGATCTTGACGTGGTCGACGGGCGAACCGGACGAGAAGGAGACCCCGAAATGGGTCGCCGTGAAGGTCCCTCCGAAGAACCTCGCGAATGGCAAGCCGATCCCTCCCGAGATGACGATCGGCGCGATGTTCGCCTCCTTCGGCCGGCTCCTTGATGAGGGCGGCTGGACCGGCTACGGCGCGACCGAGCGCGAGGCCGTCGAGGCGGTCTGCGCCGAGAGGAAGATCCCCTTCAACCCGTGAGCCCCGAACTCAAAGCCGCCGTCTCCCTCGTCCTCCAAGTCGACGGCCTCTACGTGGTCACGATGCCCGGCGACGCCGGCGCGATCGTCCCGCTCGTGGTCAACCGCGGCCGGATCTACTCGCTCCGGATGGACTCCGAGCTCGACCCCGACCGCTTCAACGAGGGCGCGAAGTTCACCGGCCCCGTCTACCGCTTCCCATGAAAACCACGCTCGCCCTAGTCTTCGCGATCGCCGCGATCGCCGGCGCTCTGCTCGCCCAACCAACCCCAACCCCAACGCCCACCCCGACGTTGACCACGGCGATGATGACGATCACCGACTTGCACACCTACAAGAACGACGGCAAAGGGCATTTGATCGAGGTCCCGCCGTCGACCTTCGTCGAGCCTCTCTGGTATTACTCGGATGGCCCGATCGCGGCGACGGCGACGTCGATGTGGTCGATCACGACGACCGCGCTAACCGTCACCGGCATTTTCGACGAGCAAGGTCGGCCGTTCAAGCCCGCCAAGCCGGAGCAGTGCAAGGCGACCCTCGAGACCGCGGACGGCCGGCGCTGGACCGCCGAATGGAAGGAGATCAAGCCATGAGCCACAACTACGCCCTCCCCCACTCCCTCGACCTCGGCGAGGAGATCCGCCTCCCCGGCGAGGACCCCGAGAAGATCGTCCGCCACCACCTCCCGGGTGGACACCCCTTCGCCGGCAACCGCTTCCGCGACGGGCCGATCGACCGCCCGACCGCCCGCGCGATCCGGACCCCATGCTTCGCCGCCGTCGACCGCGGCGCGACCCTCTTCCCCGACCGGACGTGGCGCCGCCTCCGGCCCGCCGGCGTCTTCAAAGTCTACGACGTCCGGCAACCGGACGGCAGCGTCGCCCTCGTCTCCAAACTCCCGGCTTGAGACGCTCAGGCCGACAACCCCCGAACAAGATGATCCCGAAAACCATCGGCGGCTACGCCGTCACGCTCACGCGGGACCCGGTCAAGAAGTACTGGGTCGCCGAGATCCCCGACATCCCGACCTGCTCCTCCGACGGCCCGACCCGGGTCGACGCGTTCGCGAACCTCGAGAGAGCGTTCGCGCTCCTCCGCCGCGAGTACCGCTCAAGCGGCCTCGAGCTCCCCGTCCCGAGGGCCGCCGGCGGCACGCCGATCCGCCCCGAGTTCGTCGCCGCGATGCGCGAGCAACTCGAGGCTCACGCCTACAAGGGCGACTGGATCGCCTTCCGCTTCCGCGACCGGAGGCACGCGACGGACCTCCTGAGCGAGCACTTCGTCAAGCTCGTGCAAGATCTCCGCTCCGGCGCTATGGGCCCCGCGAGCTCGGTCCGCCAACACGCCGCGGACGTGGCCAACATCGCGATGAAGATCGACGAGTGCTTCGGCCCCCCGGCTTGACACCCAAGCCGCTGACCCCCTAGTCCTCCCGGAGTGGTCGCGAGCGCACTCCCCAAATCCTCAAACGGTAGAACCGAGGGCAAACGCCGTCAACCCGCCCTCGTATCCGCGCGGCAAGCCGAGTTCGCGAGGCTCATCGTCGCCGGCAAGCTCCAGCGCGACGCCTACATCGAGGCGTACCACCCGAAGACGAAGAGGCTCCAGTCGATCTCGCAGCGCGCCCACCGCGTCTCGGTCCTCCCGATCGTCCAGCGCGAGATCCTCCGCCTCCGGATGAACGCCGAGCGCGCCGTGCTCCTCACCCTCAACGACCGGCTCAAGCGCCTCTCCCAGATCATCCTCGACCCCGAGGCGAAGCCGGGCGACGTGACGACCGCGATCTCCGTCTACTCGAGGATCTCCGGCGACCAAGCGCCCGAGAGGCAGGAGCACACGGGGAAGGACGGCGCGCCGCTCCCGTCGACCGTCGTGCAGGTGATCCAGCCGGCCCCCGTCGTCCGCCCCCTCTCCGGCCGCGAGCGCCTCGCCGAGATGCGCCGGGCCCGGGCGATCCGGGAGGCGGCGAAAGCGCCGGAGGTCCCGGCCGCCGTCCCGGCCCCGACGCAAGCGCCGGCGGCCTGATATACAGCTTGACTCCGGCCCGGGGAGATATACGCCGGAAGCTCCCTCGAGATATACAACGATGAAGACCCCGACCCTCGCCCTCCTCCTCGCCATCGCACTGCCACTTCGCGCCGACCCCTTGATCGAGGGGACGATCGGCTTCTCCGGGACGGCGACGACGGACTCGGGGGACCTCTTCCACGCCGGGGCGTTCACGTCGATCTCGGCGATCACCGAGCCCGGGGACCGCGGCGACTACGCGGGCGTCACGCCGGGCGCTCCGGTCGACTTTCCCGCCTTCGCCTTCTCGGCCCCGAGCGTCGAGCCGCTCTGGACCTTCGATCTCGGCGGCGTGACGTACTCGTTCGACGCGACGAGCATCGACCTCGTCGGCCGCTACGATCACGGCGAGCTCTCGTTCGTCGAACTCGAGGGAGACGGGATCGCCTCGATCACGGGCTTCGCGCCGACGCCGGGCGACTGGGGGATCGAAGTCAGGGACGTCGACGGGGACAGCTCGTTCACCTTCGGGGCGACGTCCTCGGTCCCGGACGCGACGCCGACCGCGATCCTCCTCGCGATCGCCACCGTCGCGATCGCCGCCTCGGGCCGGCGCGCCCTCCGATGAGCTCCGACCGCAAGATGACCCAGTTCCGGCTCCCGGCCGAGACCCGGAAGCAAATCGCGGAGCTCAAGAAGGAGCTGCTTTGCAACGCCACCGAGGTCGTGGTGCTCGCCGTGCAGGAACTCACGGACGTCAAGCGAAGAGTCCCCGGCGAGCCGCGCGTCCTCGAGCTCCACCTCGACGGGACGACGCGCGAGAAGCTCGCCCGGGACTTGACGATCGACGCCGGCTCGCAGTCGATCCGCCTGATCCGCAATGGCGACCCGGTCCTCAAGCCCGGGCACAAGACGCTATGAACGTCACCCTCAAAATCCTCGGCATCTGCGTCTGCGCGCTCGGCGGCGCGCTTTGCGGCGCGCACTCCGACGTCGCCTTCTCGATCTGGGGCGCGGCCGCGGCCCTGATCATCGCTTGGCCTCTCCCCCCCGAATCCAAGGACCTATCCCTATGAGCAAACCCGCACCCCACAACGTTCACGACCTCAACCGGATCACGCAGCTCGAGGCGCGACTCTCCGCGCTAGTGCGCGAAGGCGCGGCGAATCACGAAGGATGGCTCGCGGCCCAGACCAAGCTCGAGGCCGAGCTCGCCGACGTCCGCAAGGCGCACGACGACCTCCTCCGCGACCTCCTCGCGGCCCGGGATCTCCTCCACCGGGCCCGGCGCTCCCGCGCGCTCCACTTCTTCAACCGGAGGCTGACCGCCGCGATCGTCGACTACTTCTTCGAGCGGCTCGCCGCGAAGCCGGCCGAGCCTGAGAAGCCGGCGGACCCGCCCGCCGACCCGCGGCCGAACGGCCCGGCCGAAGCCGCTCCCCCACCGCCGTGACCCGCGACCGCCACGTCTTTCCCTCGAAGCTCCTCCGCCTCGTCGGGATCGAGGCCGTCCGGAACTCGGACCGGCCGGAGCTCGAAATCTTCCTCCCGATGGTCGTCCCCGAGTCCGTCAAGAACTTCGAGGAGTTCTGGTCGCGCCTCCTCGACGACATCGCCACCTCGATCGCCGTCCCGCGCGAGCTCCTCGACGAGGCCGCACGCACGCCGCCGCCCGATGACCTGCGCGAATGGGAGGAACGTGACATAGACGACGCGACCGATCCCGAACCAAGGGAGGAGCAATGACCGCCACCGAGATCCGGAAGCTCGAGGACGCCCGCTACGCCGCCGGCCGGAAGGTCCGCGAGGCGACCCTCGCGCGCCGGGCGGCCGAGCTCGCCGTCCTCCGGGCGAAGGAGATCGAGCTCGACGCGATCAACGAGGAGACGAACGCCATCCGGGCGCTCCACGACGCGCGGCTCGTCGAACCCCTCAACGTGTGATCCCCGTCGCCCTCGACCTCTCCGCCTTGCACGCCCCGGCGGCGCACCCGGTCGAATACTTCCGCGAGCTCGACGCGATCGCCGGAGTGGAGTCGAGGAGCGATCCGCGGGCGATCGGCCGGGCCGGGGAGCGGACGGCGTACCAGATCACGCGCGAGGTCTGGGAGGAGGAGACCGATCTCCCGTGGTCCGCCGCCTTCGACGAGTACATGGCGAAGCTGATCGCCCTTCGGCACCTCAAGACGCTCGAGCGCCGGCTCCTCAGCCGCGGTGTCGCGGTGACCCCCTTCTCCCTCGCCCTCGCGTGGAACCCGCTCGGCGGCGCGGACCGGGCCCGACGCGTCGCGAACCTCTACGAGGCCCTCCCGTGACTCAAGTCGACGTCATGCTCCTCTCCGGTTCCGTCTGGGAGCACAAGTGGGCGCTTCGGTCCGGCGTCGAGAAGACCCGATGGTTTGCCCCTACTCGCCCTACTCGAAACCCGCGAGCATCGTGATCATGATCGACGACCCGGACATCCTCGAGGCGCTCGGACAACGGGGCGACACGATCACGCTCCGCTATTCGATCAAGCGGCTCGTCGACGACTTCATGGCGATCGGCGGATGGGACGACGAGGGGATGCTCCGGCTCGTCCTCGCGTGGGAATCGGCCGCGAAGAGGTTCCGGGCCGATTACGAGAAGGGCAAGCAACTCGCCGCGACCGCCGAAAGCAAATGACTGACGCCCCGCCCTCCCCGGTCTCATCGCCCGGGCCGGAGCCCGGGATGCCCGAGGACCACCTCTCCTTCTGGGAGTATTTCTCCGAGTTCTTCGTCCCTCTCAACCGGCTCAACCTCCCTCTCCACGAGCCGCACCGCGAGATCGCCGAGGCGCTCGAGGCCGCTTACCTCGGCGCGCTCGACCCGTGGATCCAGTTCATCGCGGTGACGATGCCCCCGCGGACCGGGAAGACGAAGCTGAACGAGGGGCTCGCGACGTGGGGGCTCGGCTACTACCCGGAGAGCCAGATCATCTTGACCTCGTACTCGCAGGACCTCGCGGAGCTCTCCCTCTCCTACTGCGACAAGACGATCAAGGAAGGATGGTATCAAGGCTGGTTCGGGGACCACGTCCACGGGGTGACGGCCGATCACCTCTCGACGATCGAGGGCGGGAACATCTACGCGGAGGGCGTCTTCGGCTCGCTCCTCGGCAAGGGCGCGGGCTTGAAGGAGCCGGCCGGCGGCTACCTCGGGCTCGACGACCCGGCGAAGATCGAGCAGGCGCTCTCGCGCGGCGTCGCGAAGAAGCTCGAGCTCTGGTTCGAGACGACCCTGATCAACCGGCGCAACTCGGACCGCTTCTGCCCGATCATAATCATCGCGCAGCGCGCCGGCTTGACCGACCTGATCGAATACCTACGGACGACCTACAAGCGCGAGACCCTCGTCCTCAAGTTCCCGTGCTTCGTCGGCCGGCGCTCCCGGTTCCCGGAGACGTACTCGGACGACCGGCTCCCGATGCTCGAGCGGACGCGGATCGGGCGGTTCACGCTCGCGGCGCTCCTCCAGCAGGAGCCGATCGCGCTCGGCGGGAACATGATCCCGGTCGACAAGTTCCTCCGCTACTCGCCGGCGGACCGCCTCCTCGCGTGGGACGACAAGATCGTCGTCTGCGACACGGCGCTCAAGAAGGGCGAGGGCAACGACTGGTGGGTCCTCCAATGCTGGGGCCGCGTCGGCCGGAGTTGCTACCTCCTCGCCTCCTCGAGGACGCAGTGCAACTCGGCGGAGTTCATCCGGGAGGCGGCGGCGTTCTGGCTCCGGCAAACGACGGCGCAGGAGCATCACCCGGTCTCGCGGTTCATAATCGAGGATTCGGCCGCGGGCCCGGGCGTGATCTCCGCGCTCAACGAGGCGGGCATCCCGGCGACCCCGATCATCCCGATCAAGGACAAGGCGGCGCGGGTCAACGACGTCCTCCCGTTCATCGAGACGGGGTGCGTCTACCTCCCGAAGGACGACGACCCGGAGGCCCCGTGGCTCCCCGACCTCCTCCTCGAGATGAGCGCCTTCACGCAAGACCTCACGCACGAGCACGACGATCAGGTCGACTGCGTCGCCTACGCCTTGAGCGAGCTCCTCGGCGCGGGCCTCTCGATCCTCCAAGTCCTCGGCGTCGCGCCGGCGAACCTCCCGTTCCTCCCGATGGGTTGAGGGCCGCTTTTCCCTCGAGAAAACCCGCGCTCGAAAAAAGCGTGTCAAGTTTTTTTCGCCTCGAGGAGGGCGGTCGCGCAAGTCGTTGCGGCGCGTCCCCATTTCGCAAATACGCGAAACGCGATTTGATATAATGATGGCGTCATGATAAAACTCCACACCGCCATCAGTCGGGTAACAACGAGGGCGCTGCCGCCCTCTTTCGGGAAGGACAAGGGCCGCTGGTTGACCGTTACGCTCGTCCCCGGAAACGGCGACGAGGTCGAGGACCTCATAACCATTAGGCCGCACGGGACCCGGAGGCCGGAGACGATCTCACTCGAAGCCGTCTACCTCTTCGCCCTCCGCTCGCGGGTCAACAAGGAGATGCTCGAGCGGGCGCGCGAGCGCAAGGCCGCCGTTCGGCGCTCCGAGTTGATCGGCCTCGCGAACGCGACGATCGCCGACATCACGACGACGGACTAACCCTTCAACCGCAACCTCAACGCATCAACCCATGAAAACATCGCAGAACCTAGTCGGCCGGAAGGTCACCTTCGACTTCCCGCGTTTCGACGCCCTCAAGAAGCTCCCCGTCGGCTCTCCGGAGCGGGCGGCCGCCCTCAAGACCTACCTTGGCCAGAACTTCCAACACCACGCGGTCGTCCTCGACAAGACGGGCGAGATCGTCGAGGTCTACTCGGAGGAGGGCTCGACGAAGCTCCGCGTCCGGATGGACGACGACGGGACCTTGATCGAGACGTGGCCGATGGACATTACGGTCGGCCCGGCCCCGAAGCCGGCGACGACCCGCGTCCCGCACGAGTTCGACTTCGTGAAGGCGAGCGACTTCGCCTACATCGAGGCCCGCGGTCGGGAAGGTTGGACGATCGCGGCCGCGTTCGGCACGACGATCTGCCTCCAGCGCCCGATCGCGTAACCTTTGGTTGACTGAGTTCGGCCCCCGGGGCGACGGCGCCTCGGGGGCTTTTTCGCGCTCGACTCCGGGCTAGGCGAGGGATCTCTTCGGGCCGATCAACGTCCTCAACCGATCAACAACATGAGCGAGTTCAAGCTAGAGTGGGCGGAGAAGCATCTCGGGCGCGAGCCCGTCGGCGTCCTCGACGTCGGGACGTGGGACGCGGACGACGCGATCCGGTTCAAGCGAGCTTGGCCGAAGGCCCGGGTCGACGCGTTCGAGGCGGACCCGGACGCCTACGAGGCGATCCTCAGGGGGCGGAGGGCGGACGCGTCGAAGGTCCTCGTCCACCACTACGCGGTCTGCAACCACAACCGCGGCGTCTTCTTCTTCCCCGTCTCGGACGCGGCGCACCCGATCGGGATGAGCGGCTCGCTCCTCCCTCCGACCGAGAAGCTCAAGCGCGACCTCCCGTTCCTCCAGCTCGACCGGAAGCCGCCGGTCAAGGTCCCGAGCATCCGGCTCGACTCGTTCGTCGCGCGCTTCGACTTCCCGGCGATCGACCTCCTCCACGTCGACGTTCAGGGCGCGGAGGCGCTCGTGATCGAGGGCCTCGGGGAGCTCCGGCCCGGCTTGATCTTCCTCGAGATCGACGAGGTCGGGGACACGGGGCACTACCGCGGGGCGGCGCCGCTCGCCGAGCTCCGGGCGCTCCTCGACCGGATGGGCTACGTCGTTCAGTGGGACTCGGGGCACGACGCGCTCCACGTCCACAAACTCGCCGGCCGAGACCTCAAGCCGTGAGACGCGTCGTCCTAGTCTCCGCCCCGTACCCTCCGCGCGACGCGGACGACGCCCGCCGGCGCGACGCGGCCCGGTTTAGCTGGGACTGGCACCTCGCCCGAAACTTGAACATCGAGGAGGCAAAGGTGATCGACCCGGAGGGCCGGCCGCCCACGATCGTCGAGCTCCTCGACTGGGGCTGCCAGCTCGCGCAGCCGCGGGACATCGTCGTCTACGCGAACCTCGACGTCGGCTTCGTCGAGGACGCCTTCGAGCGGATCGAGGCCGGGATCGAGAGGGGCCTCGGCGTGACGGTTTGCTCGAGGCGCTCGCTCCCGGACCCGGAGCCGGGCGTGATGTACCACGACCTCTCGGCCCTGCCGCGGGACCTCGGGATCGACGCGATCGCGGTCTCGCCGGCTTGGTGGCACCGGGTCGGGAGGCCCTTGATGCCCCCGATGCGCGTCGGCCGCGGGGGCTGGGACGTCGTCTTCCTCTTGATAGCCGAGAACTGGGCCGACCGGAAGCCGTGGACCGAGGCCATCGACCGCAACCGGGTCCTCGAGTCGAAGGCGCACACGGACGGGGCGATCTGGCACTCGCCGCACATGCCGGCTTGGTACGTCGCGTGGAAGGCGGGGACGTCGGACGAGCTCCAGAAGGAGAGCACGCGGCTCGCGCGGGAGTTCGTCGACAAGGTCGGCAACCCGGAGGTCTTCGAGTGAGCCAGCCGTTCCCTCTCCCCGGCTACGTCGAGCGGCCTTGCGATCCGAATAATCGCGTCGTCTTCGCGAAAGCCGACGACTTCGGGGAGATGCCTCCGGCGGGGTGGGGAATCTTCGGTGGCGGCCTCGGTTTGATGACGCGCTGTCCGAAGTGCGGCGGCCGCGCCGGCCTCGACTTGCACTCGGTCAACGCCCGAGGAGAAGCCAATCCGAGTTACCTCTGCGCGCGCTCGACGTGCGGCTTCCACGTCTACGTTCGCCTCGACGGATGGGACAAGGGAGAGAAACCCGCGCGGACTCAGTGGACTGGTGCCGGATGGGGACCCGAAACGTGAGCGCGATTCTTATGAAAAAGTGCAGCCGTTGCGGCGAGCTAAAGTCTAAGGCCGCGTTTACTACGTGCACTCAAAGCTCCGACGGTCTCTACTCGTGGTGTTCACAATGCCGCTCGCTATATAGTCGACAACGGCGAAGCGATCCGGCGACTAGAGAACGAATAAACCGATTGAAGCGTGAATGGCACAAGGAGGCGTCGCAAAAACCGGAGTTTATTGAACGGCGACGAGCGAGAGCCAAGAAACTTAGAGAGGACCCTCTATTCATAGCCGCCGCGAGGACGAGAGGCCGTAAATACAAAGACCGAAAGCAGCTATCGGCCGCCGGTAGGCCGCCGCCTTCCTTGTGCGAATGTTGCGGAGAACAACCGAGGGAAGGCAAGCGGAGGGCGATTAACTGGGATCACGATCATAAGACGGGACGTTTTCGCGGTTGGATTTGCCGACGCTGTAACTTGATACTCGGACAAATAGCCGACTCCCCCGAACTGATCAGCCGACTCGACCGCTATCTCAAGCATCCTCCGGGGCCCGGACCAATATGTCAGCCTTAAACGATCTAACGGTTTGCATCACCTCATTCCGACGAGGAACCCTTTTGAAAAGGGCCATCGAATCGCTCAAAGCGGCCGGCATTAGACGAGTAACCGTCGCGGCCGTTTGTCCGACGGACGAAGTCTGGGACATCATAGAGGCCGAGAAAACGAATCGCAGCTGGATGAGCTTCGATTGCAATACGGTCGAGGCGGACATCGGTTGCAACAACACGTGGACGCTCGCCGCCTACCTCGCCCGGACCCGGAAGATCCTCGTCCTCCACGACGACGACGTCCTCCTCCCCGGCTTCGGGCCGGCCTACGAGAACGTGATCGCGCCGCGGCTCGAGAACCCGGAGATCGGGATGGCGACGTGGCACGCGAACTTCATCTTCCCTGACGGTCGGACGGCGCCCTGCGAGGAGTGGCGGTTCGGCGCCGGGACGCGGCCGCTGCCGTCGACCGAGCTCCTCCTACGGCTCGCCGCGATGGGCCGCTGCTCGATGTCGCCGATCCTCGCGATCTTCGACCGGGAGACTACGATCCACGCTTGCAAGGAGGCGGAGACGACGCTCGGCGAGCACCCGGATTGCCGCGAGCGCCCGGGGATGCTCCTCGGGACCGAGATCGTCGCCTACATCCGCAATGCGGAGCGCGCGAAGAGCTGGCTCTACGTCGACGACGTCCTCTCGCTCTACGGATCGCACGACGGGAGCGGAAGCATCCGGGCCCTCGCGACCCCCGGCGGCCTCGGCCGGATAATCTGCGGCTACGACCGGGCCCGCGTGCTAACGCTCAATGGCAAGCCGCCGCCTCCCCCGTTCCCGAAGATTATCCTCGTCACCTCGAAGCGGACGTCGACCGCCCGAGACGCCTCACGCAGGATGACAACCGCGCTCTCCTCGAGGCGCTTCCTCTTCGAGGAGTTCGACGCGATCGAGTTGACCGTCCCGATGCGCCGCCTCCGGAGGAGCCTCGCGGAGTTCCCGTACGTCCGCGACCTCTTCGACATCGGGGTCGCCCACGCGTTGCCCGAGGACGTCGTCCTCTACTGCAACGACGACGTCGGCCTGACCGTCGAGGCGCCCCGGCGGATATACGCCGGCGTCGAGCGCGGCCGCGGGGCCTCCGCCTTCCCCCGCCGGCGCTACGACAACCCGCACGCGCGCCCGCTCGTCCGCTCGGTCAAGAACTGCCTCCACGACGGGGGGATAGACGCCTTCGCGGTCACCCCGGCTTGGTGGGCCGCCAACCGGGAGAAGTTCCCGGACATGATCATCGGCCGCGAGTGGTGGGACGCGATCTTCGGCTTCGTGATCGAGGAGGCGGCCGGCGAGGGTCCGCGGACGGACGGCCTCCCGTCCGTCGAGGCGTGGTGGAGGTCCCGGGCGTACACGGACGACGTAGTCTGGCACGAGCCGCACGCGCCGGCGTGGCACACCTTGCGGACGACGCCGGGGGACCCCGGCTTCTACAACCGGAAGCTCGCCCTCGAGTTCGTCGTCGCGCGCCACAACGAGCCCGCGGCGGCGCACCTCCGCGAGCTTCGCGGCTAGTTGACGCGCCCGGGGAAGACGTTCCCTTCGGCGTCGCGGACGAGCGCGGGGACCTTGAAGCCGGCCCGGAGGAGGTCCGCCTTGTAGGCGTCGACCGCCTGAGTCTGCCGCGTCGCGATCAAGTTGTGGAGCTCGAGGAACCCGACCTCGCCGACGTGGTCGACTTGGCAGCCGGGGTCGGACCAGAGCTTGCCTCCGATCGACTTGAAGAGGTGCGAGAAGTAGTAGTCCTCCGTCAGGTAACGGGGATATGTCCGCTTGCCCGGGTGCCGCGCGCTCCCGAACCACTCGCCGTTGACGACGCCCATCCCCCAGAAGTCGTGCATCCATTGACCGTCCGCGATCCCGGAGGTCGGCTCGTCCTCGTCGTTCATGTACCGGCGCTGCGGGAGCTCCTTGACCATCGAGTCGACGGCGGTCATGTCGACCCGGACGAACCCGCTCCCGACGTGCGCCATCGGCCAGAGGCCGCCGGGTCCCATCGTCTCCGGCGTCGCGTTCTCGAACTCGCCGACCCAGCAGAGGCGCTCGAGGTTCTTCTTCGGGTAGAGTCCGCCGACGAGCTCCGCGTCTTGCTTGAGGATACGGAAGAAGTGCGACGGCTCCGGCCGGAGGTCGGCATCGACCATGATGATCCGGGAGACGGGGAGGCAGCGCGCGACGTACGTGAGGATGTTCCGCGCCTTCGCGATCCCCTGCCCCGCCGCCTTGCGGAAGTCGAAGCGGGTCTCGATCCCGGCGGCCTCGAGCTCCTTGACCCCGAGCTCGAGGGAGATCACCGTCCGGACGAGGTCGAAGAGTCCGCCGCGGGAGGCCGGGAGGCCGATCATCACGAGGTTCGGGTCGCGGTCCCGCGGGCTTATCGGTTGTAGAGTTTTCATCGGCGCTTATTTAAGTAGGCGATCATCTTATGCAAGACCTCTCTCGAATCGCCGACCATACCAAGCGCGGTATTGCAAGGAGAGCAAATCCATCCGCGAAACTCGCCGGTAGCGTGATCGTGATCCCAGACGATTTTCCTCCCCGATTTTCCGCAGCAATCGCAATGACTCGGCTTCGGTCGTCCGGCTTTCGCGATTTTCATTTCGAGCCGCCGACGATGCCCGGCCGCTATAATGGCGGCGTATTTTTCCGGATTTCGGCGTCTCCAGTCATAGATCCACCGCTTCATCTTTGCCCTATATTCGGCCAGCTTTTTTGGATCGGATAGGCGCTTCGCTTTCGCAAGTTTGTAAAGCCTCTTGGTCCTCTCGCGACGCTTCTCGTCGATCGTGTATTGACGCCGCCGTTTGTCTTTCGGTTGTGGCATGACACGATTATAGGGCGCGCGGATTATCTTGCCAAGAATAGATCTAGGTCTTTAAGCCTCGAGCCGCGAACCCAACAGGCCCTCCCTTGAACAACCATGCGATGACCCCGACGAGATGATCCGCCCCGAAGGGAACGAACGGATGGGCGCAGTGCTCGACGAGTTCGGGCGCGAGGCCCGCGCCTCGCCCGAGATCATCGTCCGGCGGTTCAAGGAGGAGCTCGCGGACATACGGCGCGAGATGGCCGTCGAGAGGTCGAACGCGGGGGGCGCGCCCGGCTTCGGAAACTGGGGGCTCAACGGACTCCTCAACGGCGTGATGGCGGGCTCGCCGTGGCAGACGCAGACGATCGCGCAGCCGTTCACGCTCGCGAACGCGAACGCATACGTCCCGCTCTCGCTCAACCTAATCCTCCTCTCGTACTCGTACATGACGCAGGGGTTGATCCAGACCGTCGTGACGCAGCCCGTCGACGACGCGTTCCGCGGGAACCCGAAGATCAAGAGCGCGGAGCTCGACGAGGAGGACCTCGACACGCTTCACCGGGTGATGAAGCGATCGCAGCCGCGCGTCCTCGGCCGGAAGCTGATGAAGACCGTCGCGGGCTGGGTCAACTACAATGCCTGCGCCAACCTTCAGCGCTCGGACTGGTCCGCGATCAAGCACGCGATCTACTGGGGCCGGCTCTACGGGGGCGCCGGCCTCGTGATCAACACCGACCAAGACTTCCGGAGCGAGCTCGACGTCGACGCGATCCGGCCCGACTCGCCGCTCGTCTTCATCCCGGCGGACCGCTGGGAGCTCGTCCTCTCGAACATCAACATCTACGACCCGCGGAGCCTGGTCCCGTTCAACTACTACGGCTTCCCGTTGCACGTCAGCCGGGTCATGAAGTTCGTCTGGAACGACGCCCCGGCCTACATACGGCTCCGGTTGCAGGGCTGGGGGATGAGCGAGGTCGAGCGGTGCATCCGGTCGATCAACTCGTTCCTCAAGTTCGAGAACCTGATCTTCGAGCTCCTCGACGAGGCGAAGATCGACGTCTACAAGATCACGAACTTCAACTCGCAGCTCCTCTCCCCGGGAGGGACGGACAACGTCCGCCGGCGGATCCAGATGTCGAACCAGCTGAAGTCGTTCAACAACGCGCTCGTGATGGACAAGACTGACGACTACGAGCAGAAGCAGCTCGGGGCGATCTTCTCCGGGCTCTCGGACGCGTGGGAGCAGCTCCGGCTCAACCTTTGCTCGGACCTCAAAATCCCCCGGAACAAGCTCTTCGGCGAGAGCGCCGGCGGGTTCTCCTCGGGGGAGGACTCGCTCGAGAACTACAACTCGATCGTCGACAACGTCCGGACGGCGGCCGAGCCGCTGATCCTCGAGGTCGCCGCCCTCCGTTGCCAGCAGCAGTTCGGGTTCGTACCGGAAGACATCGAGATCGAGTGGCCGTCCCTCCGCGTGATGAAGCAGACGGACGAGGAGACGGTCAAGACCTCGAAGCAGAAGCGGGCGACGGACCTCTACGACAAGGGCCTCCTCGACGGGAAGGAGACCTCCGAGGTCCTCAAGAAGGACGGCCTCCTCGTGATCGAGTCCGCGGTCCTCAAGGGGACGCGGAAGCCGATCACGCCGGAGGTCGAGCAGACGGCGTTCGCGGCCGAGGCCGAGAAGCGCCAAGGGAAGCGCCGCGCCCTCGGGGGCGGCGCCGCGGCCAAGAAGGCCGCCTGACTTTCCAACCATGAAAAAGTTCCTAGCCGGCGCCTCTTTCGCGCTCTCCCTCGCGCTTCTCTTCGCATCTCGGGCGCTCTCGCAGACCGTCACGGCGGTCTCGATCGAGCCGAACGGGTGGGTCGCGGACATCACGATCTCTGGCTTCAACGTCGGCGGGAACTATGCGGGCAACACGAGCGCCTACGCGCCGCTGATAACCGGGACGAACGGGAACCCGACCTCCGGGACGAACTACGTGACATTCACGGTCGTCCGCGACGCCTATAACGACTCGAAGGTCCTCGGGACGACCACCAAGACGATCTACGCGACCCGGCCGCTCCGCTGGCCGTACAGCACAAACTCGTACCCGGGAACCTTCACGTCCGGCACGTTCGTCGCAGGCGAGACGGCGACCAACGGAGGTGGCGGGACCGGGATCGTCGTCGTCAATCAATCCGCCGGCGCGAAACTTTACCTCAAGGTGACCTCCGGCTCGATCACGGCGAGCAACTGGACCGGCGGAACTTCGGGCGCGGTTTTCGCTGCGTCCTCCGGAACCGGGACGGCGCTCAGCTACGCGGACATGGAAACCTTCGACGGAACGAACACGACGATCCGCGTCGCGCTCTCGGACTACATCTATCAGGAGGACAGCGCCTCTGGAGGCTCCACTCCTTCCGGAACAGACCCGACCGTCAACGTCCTCGCGAACACGTACACGTCGGGCGGGACCGGGAACACGGCCTCGTCGTCGACCTTCGCGGTCACGAACAACTCGACGGTGGCATATCAGCCGGTCATCTCGAACTGGAGCTGGCCCGGCCTCTCCGTCTTTACCGGAAACCTCACGCTCCGCGCTCTCGCCTTCCACCAGAGTGGCCAGCAAGGCCGCCCGGTGCGCGTCGTCAGCTTCACGGCGACGGACGGGACGACGCCGGTCACGGTCGACGTCACGGCGCCGACCTACGACGCGACGGTCGGGGACGCGAACCCGGTCGTCGAGTACATCGGGACGATAACGCCCTCGGGCTCGTGGGCTCAGAACGCGACGATCACCTGCAACTACACGGCGTATCCTTGGGAGGGCGACCCGACGACGCTCGGGACCTCGACCGGCGGGACTCAGCCGACGCCCGTGGCGGCTCCGTTGACGTTCATCTACGACAAGGTGAGCGGGACCTACGGGACAACGGTCGCCCGCGTCGACTGCACCTCGAGCATCGCGGGCTCGTACACGTCGGGGACCTTCGTCGACCGGGAGACGGTCACGCAAGGGACGACAGGCGCGACCGCGATCGTCATCGGGGTTCAATCGTCGGGCTCCTCGCTCCTCGTCTGTACGGTCACCGGCTCTCCTGACAGCAACTCGGGCCACACGTGGGTCGGCGGAACGTCGAGCGCGATCTTCGCGCCGACCGCGATCCCGTCCGCCAACGGCAGCGACTCCGGGGCGAACACGGTTTATGACGCCGGGTCCTACAACGCGACGACTGCCTACCGCTTCGCGACGATCGGCAAGGCCGCCGCAGCGATCGGGACCTACAACAACTCGAACCACTCGCGGAACGACGTCGGCGCCGGGATAGTCTACCTCGAGAACGGCAACCACCTCTGGGTCGGGAGCTCGAACACGTACGGCGGCGCGAACCCGAAGGTCTGGATAACGATCACGTCGAACACGGGGAACGGGGCGACGCAGGCCGGGGCGCACATCGCGAACGCCTCGGGCAACAAGACGATCCGGGACCGGATGAAGTTCAGCAACGTCACGATGACCGGGACGGACGCGACCGGGACGGTCACGGGCGCCTCCTACATCTGGGCGGACCAATGCATAATCAACAGCACGTCGAACGTCCTCTTCTACATCAACACGGTTTGGAACCTGACGCGTTGCACGATCCCCGCGTTGCACCAAGGCATCAACGCATACTCGACGCAGAACGACCCGACCGGGATCGTCCGCGGAAACAACCTCAACGGCTTCACGGGGGCGACGGGCCAGAACGTCGCCGGCTTCGTGATCATCGGAAACTCGCACACCGTCGTTGACACAGCCCAGAGCTGCGTCTTCGGCCCGGCCGGCACGTCCGTCGTCCCGGCGAGCATGACGATCATCGCCTACAACAAGCTCCTCGGGATGTACGCGAACACGATCGTAGACTTGAGCCTGCCGAACAGCTCGGCGATCGCGGGCGGCTGCGCGATCGTTCAGAACTTGATCGAGAACGTCTACAACGGGAGCATTCAACTATCGGTCCTCTGCGCCGACGCTTCGACGGCCGGCAATAACAACAACTACCTAATCTGGAACAACACCTTCGTCGGGCAGCGCGTGAACTTTGCCTATAACGACAACAGCACGAACGCGCCTACGCGGTACTACTGGAGCCTCAAGAACAACGTCACGGAGAACCTCAACATCAAGACGGACTCGTTCGCGACGCAGAGCGGTCTCCGCGTCGCCAACTGGCCAGTGCTCTACGGCGTCAACTTCTCGGGCAACTTCAGCATCGAGGCGACTGGGATCGGGGCCCCGGGAGCCTTTATGCAGGAGTGGCCGGGGCTCAACGATTACACCCCGGCGATAAGCTGGGGCGGCGCCCAGCCCTTGAACTCGGCGAAGAACACGCAGGCTTTCATCGCGTTCACGAACCGGGCAGCGAACACGGGCTCGGCCAACGGGGCCGGCGACGGCGACTACACGCTCCAAGCCTCGACGCCGAACGTGAACATGCAGCGGGACTACTTGATTCCCGTCGACCTCGCGGGGACGTCGCGGCAGACGACGATCAGCGAATCGGCCGGCGCTTACGCGGGCCCGACTCCTACGCCGACTCCCACACCGACGCCGACCCCAACGCCTAGTCCGACCCCGACGCCGAGTCCGACCCCGACGCCGAGTCCGACGCCGACGCCCTCTCCCACTCCGACGCCGACTCCTTCTCCTACGCCGACTCCCACGCCTACGCCGACCCCTACTCCGACTCCGACGCCGACGCCTTCCCCGACACCGACCCCGAGCCCGACGCCGACGCCTTCTCCTACGCCATCGCCGACCACGACCCCGTCTCCCACGCCAACGTCCGCTCACGTGATCGGATCGACCCCCTACTTCAACTGGGCAGTCTCGAACTCCGCAGTCTTGGCATACCCGAAGGTGGCGATCATCGCCGGCTACAACGTCGGGAACCCGAACGCGTCGACGGTCTACCTACAGCTCTTCGACGCATCGAGCGCCGTCGGGATCGTCCTCGGCTCGACGCCTCCGAAGTTGTCGCTCGCGGTTCCGACCACGGGGCTCAACGGCCTCCAGACGGACGGCCCGGGGTTCGTCAACGGGATCGTCATCGCGGTGACGACGACGCCGACGGGCAACGGCGCCCCGGCGAGCGCGATCCCGGTCAGCCTCTTCCTCAACTGATCCCATGAAAAGATTCCTCGCGGTTCTCGCCCTCTCGATCGCGGTCGCGGGCCCGGCGCTCGCCGCGCCTCACACCTACTACTTCTCGCAGAACGGGTCGGCACCGTTGACGCAAGGGACCTCCGGGAACCCGACGAACGTCTCGGTCTGGAACGGGTCCACGAACTGGGGCCCGGTCGCCGGGACCGTCGGCAAGATATGCCCGGGAGACACGCTAGTCCTCGAGGGGACTATCGCGAGCACGCTCTACTTCTACCAACAGGGCAACGCGACGGACGGCTACATCACAGTGCTATTCGACACCGGGGCGTGTTTCAGCGCGCCGGTTCTCGCGACCGGGGCCTTCAACTTCAACAAGATGGACTGGATCATCATCGACGGCCAAGGGGCCGCGGGGATGGGCGGCACCGGGACCGTCGGACACTCGACCGGGACCTACCCAAACTGGGGCGCTTACAACGGGTATATCGAGAACACGGACAATGGGACGCTCCTCGGCAACCAGAACACGTCGGCCGCCTTCATCTATGTTGGAGACGCGGCGAACTTCATCATCCGCAACTTGATGTTCCGGAATCAGTACGTTCACGTGCCGAACTCGATCACCGACGAGGGAGTCAACAAGGCATTCGCGGCGATCCGCTCGGCTCCGACCACCGCCGGGGATTCTAGCAACGGCGAGATCACGAACTGCCTCTTCCACGACTGCGTCAACTGCATCTGGCTCTCTTATTGGGGCGTGACCTCCGGTTGGAAGGTCCACAATAACGCCGCATACAACTGCAACTGGTTCGTCGGCGCCGGCGACGCCGAGACGGGGTCGACCCTTACGAGCTCCAAGTTCTATCAGAACACGATTGCGGACTTCTCGATCTGGGACGACACGGGCGTCAACAACAACACGAATGTCGTGAACGGCGGCGGCGGCTACTACGTCGGAGACCCGATCATTCCGATCCAATCCGGAGGATCGGGCGCGCAGTTCCACGTGCAATCCCTCGCACACGGGGGACAGGGTCCGGACGCGGTCGCGTCGGTGGTGGTTGACAACCCCGGCGGCGGGTACGGGACGACGACCTACGGCGTCGCCACGACGGGGGGCCAAGGGAGCGGATTGACGCTGATGCTCAACGTGACGAACGCATATCACCACGACGGGCTCATTCTCTGGGTCACCAACGCAACGAGCACCATGGATCACGTCTCCGTCTATCAAAACGTGATCGGCTGGCAATCCGGCGCCCGCTGGGGTAGTGGAACTTGCTGGGGTTCCTCCTCGACCGCGGGCATCTATGTCCCGGATGGTTACGGCGGAGCAAACGGGAACATGATCTTCGACAACATCCTGCTAGCCGGCTCGACGGCCACGCCCGATTATCCGAAGGACGCGCTGATTTACATAGATTTTTACGGAACGGTCGGCTCCGTACTCGTGGCCAACAACGATTTGATCGGACTCGGGACCGGCGTGGGCTTCACCGTTTTGGCGCAGGGCACCGTGCCGTTCCCGAACCCGCTGGGCGTCGTCACCTTCGAGAACAACATAATGCAACGAATGACCGGCGAGAACATCGAGACCTACGCCGGCATCACGATCAACTCGGATTATAACCTCGGCTACCTCCTCCGGGCCGGATTCGACATGTCATACACGCCGAGCGGCTCATCGAAGTTCGAGACTTGGCAGAGCACGACCGGGCAATGGCAGAACCTCGACCTGACGGTCGGCGGCGGCGGCTCGCCGAACCCGCCGGACTCGCACAGCGTCGCCGGCGGTCTCCACGGCACGATCGCTCCCGGGATAGACCCGACCTCCTTCGTCCCGACCTCGGCCGGGTCAAACTGCGTCGGAGCCGGGACGAACCTCTCGGCATACTTCAACTTCGACGCGGCCGGCAACGGTCTCCCGACGACGGGCCCGTGGCCGATCGGCGCGTTCAACTACTCGAGCGGCGGCCCGACGCCAACGCCTACGCCAACACCCACGAGCACGCCCACGCCGACCCCCTCCGCGACCCCGACTCCTTCACCGTCGCCCACGCCCTCCCCGTCGGCGACTCCCTCGCCGGTTGTCCCGGTCGTCGGCGGCCGGGTCTACTTCAACGGGGCGGTCTCGAACACGCCGATCCTCGCGAGCTCGGGCCCGACGATCCTCGCCGGCTACAACATTTCGGCGACGACGAACGTCTCGAACGTCTACCTCCAGTTCTTCGACGCGGCGTCCGCGGGGTCCGTCTCGCTCGGGACGACGGTCCCTCGGTTCACGCTGACGATCCCGCCGTCTCCTCCCGGAGCGATCGACGGACTCCAGACAACCGGGCCCGGGTTCGTCAACGGGATGGTCATCGGAGCGGCCACGACGCAGACTGGAGGGACCGCGCCGGCGGCCGCGATCTCGGTCACCCTGATCCTCAACTGATGAAGCTCGAGCTCGAGCCGGTCGTCGCCCCCGCGGAGCTCGAGGACGAGCTCGAGGCCGAGCTCGCCCGCTGGTGGTGGGAGACCCTCTTCCGGCCGCTCCTCGATCTCTTCGGCGAGCCGCGGGACAACGCCGCGAAATATGAGGAGGGGAAGCATCCGCGCGGGGGCGGTGGAAAGTGGAGCAACAAGGGCGGCGGCGAACCGTCGAAGCCGACGTTGACGCCGGCGGAGATCGCGAAGGACGCGGAGACGCGGAAGCGGCTCGAGAGCGAGCACCCGGACTGGTCGCCCGAGGACGTCGAGCGCAACGTGATCTGGGCCGCAACCGGCTTCGAGGGCGATCCGACCCCGAGCGAGCGCCCGAAGCCGAGGTCGGTGAAGGTCTACCACGGCTCGAACGTCGACTTCGAGGAGTTCGACGAGAAGAAGATCGGCGAGCACGACGAGGGCTGGCTCGGCCGCGGCTTCTACTTCTCGACGGACAAGAACGTCGCGGCCCCGTACGCGTTCAAAAAGTCCGCGACCCTCGAGCTCGCCAACCCGTTGACGGTCGAGGCGGTCGACTGGAAGACGGACAAGAGGTCGATCATCCGGAAGGCCCTCGGCCTTCCGAAGGACGCGTCCGCCGCCGAGGTAACGGCCGCGGCCAAGGCGCGCGGACACGACTCGGTGGTCTTGGATTACAGCAAGAGCGGCTATCACCATCAGGAGATCGTCGCCTTCGACAAGAAGCAAATCGGAGGGCTGCGAAAGATAGGCGCTGCGAGTGCCGAGGAGAAGCTCGCCGACGAGCTCAACGAGCGCCGCTGGTACCACGGCACCGGCGGCACGTTCTCCGGACCTCTCAAACCGAGCAAGCTCGGAGCCGTAGGGCCGGCGATATACCTCGCGCGAGACCCGGAGAATGCCTCCGAGTACGCCTTCCGCTTGTCCCTTCCTCCGCAGGCTCCGAACGTCCGGCCGGTCATCCTCGAGCTCGAGAAGACGTTCAAGATCTCGGAGCTCAACAAGGCGTCAGAGGAGTTCTTCAAGCACTTCGACCCTTCCGGGAAGCTCGAGGACGAGGAGGTCGTCGCGATCGCGCGCAAGCAAGGCTATGACTCGGTCTACTCCGAGCGGGAGCGCGAGCTCGCGGTCTTCGATCCGGAGAAGATCAAGTCCGCGATCACGCGGCAGAACGCCCTCCCTGATTGGTTCCCCTTCCCGTCGCACGTCGGGTCGCTCGGGATGGCACGGCAAGATCTCCCGCAAATCCGGTCAGAGGACCGGGACGCGCTCGTCTCGTTCCTCGAGACGCGCGGGATCAAGTCGCACCGGGAGACGTCCCGGCCGGACGCGTACCGGCCGACGCAGGGCGGCTACTCGACCGTGAACCTACACCTCGCCCGCGTCCGGCAAGGCCCGGACCGGCCGATCCTCGTCTCGCACGACCGGCGGATCTTGGACGGGCACCATCAGTGGTTCAAGAGCCTTCTCGACACGCCGCTCGAGCGGATCGACGCGATCGTCTTCGACGCCCCGATCCGGCGCCTCCTCCGGGAGGCCGCCCGGTTCCCGGGGGCGGAGAGGGCGAATGCGGTCCCGGACTCTGACCGGCTCGTCGCCGCGGTCAAGTCCGGCCGGGTTTCGTACGCGGACGGGGTCTTCTCGGGGAGCTTCTCGGCGCCCGTCTCGAGGGCTCTGCGGGCCCTTGGCGCCCGCTTCGACAAGGGGGCCAAGGTCTACCGCGTCGACCCGAAGACCCTCCCCTACGGGCTGCGTGGGGCCCTCGGCGAGGCGCGGGCGAGGGCGAAGCGGCTTCACGAGGAGATCAGGGACCTCGCGGCGTCGATCGGCGAGAAAGTATCAAGTTTTCCGACGCTCGGGATCGAGCTCGAGCGATTCGCGAGGGCCCTCGTCGGGAGCCTCGAGTCGAGCTTCCGGGCCTCCCTCGCGGCCGCGGCGCGGTCCCAGCCGGCGCTCGAGGTCGTGACGGCGCCCCCGGACTTCTCCCCGACGATGATCGCCGACGTCCGGGAGACCCTCTCGGAGAACCTCGCCCTCTCGGTCAAGACGTTCACGGACGGGGAGGTCCTTAAGCTCCGAGAGCTCGCGGAGGCGAACTGGATGGAGGGCGGCCGGGTCGACCGGCTCCGGGAGTTGATCGAGGAGCGGTTCGCCGTGACGCGGCGGAAGGCGAAGTTCCTCGCGGTTCAGGAGACGTCGATGGTCGCGAGCGAGTTCGCGCGGGCCCGCGCGCAGGAGATCGGGAGCTCCGAGTATGTCTGGCACTGCCGTCAGGACAACCGAGTCCGGCCGGATCACCTCGAGCTCGACGGGACGACGCAATCATGGGA